TCCCCAATTTCCTTGCGATACTCTTCATACATATGAAATCCAATATAAGGATTTGGATGAAAAAACACATTGAAATTAGGAGTTACGCATCTACCTTCATCAATAGGAATTCCGCGCAGATCATTTTGAGGAGTTTTCGTATATCGGAACAATAATGTTCCTTTAGGAATTGTTTTTATTAGTAGCTTCGTCCGTCTGTACGGAACTTCCATTATTCTTATCCTCCTTTTCTTTTAGTTCGGCTTCTAAATCTTTTTCAAATTTTGCTAATTCAGCAGAATCAGGTTGACAAACTTGAGATTCAGTTGTATGAAGCATTCTGGTAGATGCTACCCATGAACCTAACATCATAAAATATGCGATACCTACAGCATGAGAATATTCTTCAGTAAGTCCAAACCATCCTTGTAAGGGTACTGCAAAAATATCACGAACAAAAGGAATCCATGAAGCTAAGAAATAGCATCCTGTAGGCAATAATGTCCATGATAAAGCTTCCCATGCTGAAATACTCATGGAAACTTTAGAGCATTTCATATAAGAAATAAATAGAGATAACCCAAAACCAAAAATATATAATCCACCCAATACGAGTAGTGAACCTGAAGTTAAGTTCATTTTATGTATTAAACAGTGTAATCGTTTTCTCTAAATTTTCGAGAAGTTTTTCTCTTTGCAACATATGTGGTCGTGTAGTTTTCAGACATTCGGAAAGTGTCATCCATCTGATCTCGCAAATTTCTCGTTCTTGTTCATGAGTCATAACAGTGTTCAATACGATATCAGTAGCTACAACAGAAACAAAATATAGATGACGATACTCTACATCATTAGTTCCTTTGAAGGTTTCATCCAAAGAGAGATTTTTACAAACAGTATATGATTCACGCGGAATATCAGTTTCTTCAGAAAATTCACGAATCGCACAGTTCAAATCTGCTTCACGATGTTGGCGACGACCTTTAGGAAATCCCCATTCAGATTCAGGATATCCTTCAGATTCAATATAAAAAGAAATATCTAGTTTTTCAAATCTAGCTTTTGAAATTTCATATTCATGAGAATGATGATCTCTACCTACTCCCCAATGTTGAGTCCAAATATCTTGAAAAGAAAGAGTTTGTAGCAATGTATGTTCTCCAAATGTCATATTCGCAAACAATTTTTTAATGAATGCTGTATTTCCAACTTCATATTTTCCACGAACAAATTCAGTGAATGCCATTGAATGTTTTCTTCTGACCATTAAGACTTTCACAGTTTTTGGATTACATGGTAGTTTTGGAGAATCTAAAAGAATCAGACCAGATGACATTATAGGTTGTGTACAGTCACGAAACACATGTCCTTTCTCACCACAATTATTGCAATACATCTACTATTTAAAGTTTCTTATGTGTAAACAAATGGGAGCAGCGCCTTCAGCACCGAAATTAGATTTATCTAATGCTACTTTGTCAGTAGGAGATGCTCAGAGACAATTAGCAGCACAAGTAGCTAGTGCTACAGCATCTACATCAGCTTCTGTTTGGGGATATGCTAAAGTAGGTTTTTATTTTTTGGGAGCATTACTAATTCTTGGTGGAATTGGAGCAGGAATATATTATGCGTATACATATTTAACTATCCAAAAATTAGAATCCGATCAAGAAGCTACCTTAGTTATTGATTCTGCTGTCTTAAAAGATCCCATTTATGTGAATGGAGATATCACAGCTAAAATTAATGCTCAAGTTAAAGGAGATTCATTATTTCTAGATAAAGGTGTAGCTCCATTTATTGATGTGAATTCAATGTCTTGTTTTAATATGCCTCCTTCAGGTTCTAAGGGTGTTTCTGATACTCCAGGTAGTACAGGTAGTACAGGTCCTATCCCTGGTGGTAATTCTCCTATCCCTGGTGGTAATTCTCCTATCCCTGGGGGTAATTCTCCTATCCCTGGGAGCACTTCTCCTATACCCGGTCAAACACAATGTACTCTCATTAAAGGCCAAGTAGCAATTACCTACCATTTCACAGGAACTCAACAAGGATTGGATACAACATCTAAAAGTCCTGCTCCATTTGATGTGAATGAAGCTGTCAATATTTCTTTAGCTAATGCTATGGGTGAACATTTTACAAATAAAGTTAGTAAACCACCTGTTTCTAAACAAGCTCAACCTACATTCTGGGGAAGAGTCGCAAATATGTTTAATACTACTGGTAGTTCTGCTGACCTTTTACCATACCCTAAAGAAGCACGTACTGAAGCTATTATTCCTTCAGCATCAGCACCTTTATCTGCTGGACAAGATGGTGCTTATGGTATGCAATTTTGGATGTTTGTCCAAGATTGGAATTATAAATTTGGTGTTGAAAAACATATTGTTTCTCGAAGCGATCCAACTAATCCTGCTATTATGAATCCTTCAATTTCTCTACATCCTACAGATAATTCATTAAAAATCAGTGTTTCAGTTTATGGCAATGGATCATCTTCGAAAACAGAACCAGCACCTTATGGACATTCTGGAGCTACAGATGATGTTTTTATTTGCGAAGTTCCTGATATTCCTTTACAAACATGGTTAGCTGTTTCTGTAACTTTGTTTTCTCGGAATTTGGATGTATATATCAATGGTAAATTAGTAAAGTCTTGCGTTCTCACTGGTGTACCTAAATCCGTTGGAGGAAATATTGATTTGAATTCAGGTGGTGGATTTTCAGGGTACCTATGTTCTTTTTATCATTATCCTCGTATGTTGACACCAACTGATGCTCAAGCCTTTTATTCTCAAGGAACTTCATGTACCGCTGCTACAGATACATCTACAGCAACTAAGGTTACTGGTTACGGATTCAAGTTTGGTGTTTATGATGCGGCCGGTAAACAAGTAAGTCAATATGTTTTGTAAGTCAAGAAAATGGATTTTTAAACTATAGAAATTTAGTTGGTGGATATTCGAACATCCAAATTAGTTTACAACGTTTGTAGATTTATTGAGTGAGAGAAAAAATGCCAGTTTCCAAGTCATATTTTGATGTGAAGAAGGGGAAATGGTTTGTGACGGCACAAGATGCCGCCAAGTGGAAGCCTGGACCATGTGTGGTCTGGGAGATCACAAGTGATAGTATTCAGGTAAGGTGTCCTTTGGACAATAAGTGCCCTTGTGCACACCTGAGTAGGGAGGAGCTCGACAAGAAGAACAGGCGTAATGGCCTTGGTGATTATGTCGACTGTACTTTGACAGCACGTTGCAAACACGTGCTAAATCAGATCAAGAGTGGTGCGTGGAACTTCATGAAGGATCGTGTTAACCCAGAGGCACCATGCCTTGTAGAGCTACTTCAGTGGCTTTCTGGGCAACCTGGTAGTGAGATTGATGTGGACTTGGTCCAGTCTTTCATTTCTGCCAACAAGACGGTGAATACCGCAAGCGGGGTAGAACCCCAGAACAATGCTACATGGATAAAGGCTAAGAAGGCTTTGGTAGCATTTGTGGGTGATTTGAAAATTGCCTACGAGAAAGAGATCTCCAGATTGAGATGTATTGTTGCTGTGAAGGCAGCAGTTGCAACATGGAAAGAGGAGGTTCGTCAGAAACAGCTGACAATGAGTTATGTGAGTGCAGTGAAAAGCGTGCCACTATCCTCTGGAGGGTATGATGCCTTTGAGGACTATGAGTGGTGTGGAATGCGTGAGGAGGCTAGAAAGTCTCCTCTGATGTGGATTTAACAAACCAACAAATACGAGAGGGAGCATACAGGCTTGCCTCTCTTTTTACTTCAGAAGATGTGTATACATTCTCTGAGGTTGGTACATGGAGTGGGGTTCGAACCCACGCGGATTTCTCCAGCAGATCTTAAGCCTGCCGCCTTAACCACTCGGCCATCCATGTCCGGTCTTAATAAGTTTCATCTCTTTAAATCGTTCCTGCTTTAACATCCAGATCAGTAACGATTTTTTCATGAGGAAGTTCTAAATATAAAATTGTACTAAAAAAAGGTGATGTACGACCATCTAAAATCATATATCTAGTTTTAGAATTATCTAAAATATTTGTTAAAAGTTTATTAAACAGTTTATCTTTATTCATCGTATCACGAACTTCGACTTTACATTGTCCATTCCATCCACACATATGAGCATCATTACAAGAATTTTTTGTTTTAAATTGTCCACACGGTTTACGAATTTTAGAAATAAATTCAATAGGAGCATCTAACTTTGCAAACTGAACTTTCTCAGAAAACCATTTGGATAATAAAGGTTCAACTTCTTTGCGTATTGGTGTATTTGATAAAGCTGTTCGAAGTGCTGATTCACCTTCTAAATCTTGTGTCAGTTCAAATAAAATAAAGTTGTACACTTCATCAGCATATGATATTCTTTTATAGGTAGCAGTATCTTCAAGATTCTTATTTCCAAAAGTAAATTCTGTTTCTCCTTCTTTCATTATAGTAGCTAAAACATCTTCAGGTTTTCCAGATCCTGCTTCAGGAACTACCGGAATACGTAATCCACATTGTAAAAGTAATTCGACAATATTTCCTTCAGAATCGGCTAATTCACGTTCTAATTTAAATCCTTGATGAAATTCAGCGATCAGAGCTAAATAAACAATCATTTTTTCACGAGTAGGTAATTGATCTCCTATATCAATATATGATTGGTAAGATACATAATCTCGTAAATCTTTAGGTACAGGAGCACTTTTGAAAGGAATAATAAGTTCACCGGGATAAAAGAAAGCTTGCATACGTCCGAATGGATCTAAGATCATAGTAGGTAATTCTTCGGGGAAAATTTTTTGGAATGCTTCTAAAGCTTCAGATGAAGTGGGAATGCTTAAATGGCATACGCGTTTACGTAATTCTGCTACCTTCATTACTGTTGATTTTCCAAATGGTTTTTTCATTAAGTCTGAAGCGTATGAAAACTGTCTACCTTTTCGGGAAACAAAAGCAAGACAATCTACTTCATCTCCGCCTTGTAAAAGCAGAATAGCTTTTTCACCGTCAGTTTGTTGAGAATAAAATACACATCCCATAGTTCCTTCATGTAAAAAAACTCGATAAATATCAATACCTAGAAAAATACAGGTATATTCAACTTCTTGTAAAGGAGTCAATTTTCCTTCTCGAAATGCTTTTGACATTCCAGAAATAATTTGAGCTACTTTTTTACGAGCAAGTTCATCTGTATCAAAAGGTTTAATAGCAGAAAGATTATCTTCAATTTCTTCTAAATATTCTGTTGACGGTGACATCCATGAATGTAAAAAAGAACAATTCAAAGCAATTTGAACTTCATGTCTAGGTTCAGGCACTTCATTATCATCAAATAATTTAGGAATAGTTTGAGAACTTCTTCCTAATCCTACTCTAAAAAACGCACTAAATCCGGTCGGAATACGACTTCCATTCTTTTTGAAATAAGAATAATCAGTTTCAATATCTAGAAGATCTAGCAGTTCAGTAGGTAAATATGCCAAACGTAATTCTTCAAGTTCAGTTTTAGTTTCTCTGTTCACATAATATTTCCCTTCTTGAGCTTCTGTAGATAAAGTTTTAGGTTTATGTTCAGTACGAAAACAACAAGGAAGTTCTTTTTGATTGGCTGGAGAAATCGGAGGAGTTTTGCTATATCCTGCAAACGAGAACCCTTTTGTACGAGGTATAACTGAGAACTCACGTACATCTGCTTTCGAATCAGTTTGTGATCTCACTTTTCCTCCACAGACTGGACAAGCATTATTTACCAACTGTTCTTTTTTCAAAGGAATTTTATCATACATACACCAATATTCGGGACACATTATAACACCATCAGGATCTTCCCATTTCAAAACTTTTTCTGAATCCATATTTTTTCTTGGATCAAACTCTGGAGAAAGAACATCTAACTCAGTTGTTTTTAATCCAATAGGTTGATGTGATTGTTCACAAGCACCAGGATAATCTGGATTAGGATTTTCAGGATCAAATGTTTTAGGATCGAATTCTTCTAAACGTTTAATGAAATATGAATACTTAGATGATTTCTTTCCGACCTTCTTTTCCTCCGCTTTTTGTTCAGGTTCTGCTTCTTCTAAATATGAAAACAAATCTCCAAAAGAATCATCCAAGTCATAATCAAAATTAGATACTGCCACTTTTGTCTCTGATGTTTCAACCTTTTTAGGACAAAAAGAATCTAAAAGTTTAGACTTTGGATCACTTAATATAAATCTCAAAATACTTGCGTACATAGCAGGTCGATCTAAATCAACAACTGAAGATACAATTACAGAATTAGGTAAAAATTGAAGTAATGGGAACCCTCGAGTTTTGCGATCCAAAAGTCTCGGATCTTCTTCGATCCTTGATCTGATTCCTGATAAAAGTCTAGTACTATCTTCTAAAGTTAACTTCAACTGTTGTTGAATATCTTGTGGCGTCAAAAACTCGTTATCTTTCAAAAGATCGATCACATACAAATCAGAAACAGTTAATCCTTCTAAAGCATAATCTGTTCTCAAAAATTTGAAAACATCGGGATGTTTACGATCTTGATCAAATATAGTGGACAAACAACCTAGACGTCTTGTATCCAATTCATCTAAAGCTTTAGGAAACTCTAATTCAAATTTAATTTCTTGAAGTGCCCATCTACATTTTTTCAAATCAGATTCAGCAAAAAATGGTGTTATAGAATCTAAAGTCCAAAACCATTTACAAAGTTGTTCACGCAAATCTTCTAAAGAATCTTCAGAAGAATCACGATACACGCCAAATGAAATATCTGTTGCTGAAATAGAAATCCTGTCAAAATGTTCACGAGATTTTCCTCTGTACAAAACTAATTTAGGACGACTTCCTGGAGGTTTCGTTTTTGTCCACCATTGACTCCACATAGGAACATATAAAAAAGGCTTTTTAGTTTTGACATTTTCAGTAAAGAATTTATGACGAGAAACTTCAGTTTGTGAAGTGAAAAATGTTATACATGGAATCTTTTGAGATACAGTTAATCCATAAAACATTTGTTCAAACCGTGTTCGAACATGATCAATTTCTGTATCAACTAATTCTACATACCAAATTGCTTTTAAAAGACTAGTTTTCTTAGGTGCTGGTGGATCTAGACTCAAAAGTTGTTCTAAATGTTGAGCATTATTTTGGAGTAATGTAATTTGTGAAACAGGTAATTTTTGCGGAGTTCCAGTTCTGAGTAAAGGAGTATAAGGACCTTCTCCTGGAATAACCCAAAATCCACGTACTTTATCCTTTTGATAAAAACTCATAAATAGTTTAGAATTATCTGGAATAGGAGATTCTGCTGCAATAATGCGTGAACCTAAAGCACTTAAGGTTAAAGGTAAACAAAATGATCTCTGATCTTCAACACCTAAAATCCAATACTCAGTGAATTCACCTGATGGATCCCATAAATCATGTAACTCTTCAGGATAAGTCATCCATTCATCACGATCGTACTTTTTATAAGGAACTTTTAAAGCAGGAACACGATATTCAGAACAATAAGAATCCAACATTTCTCGTTCTAAAGGTCTACCATCTAGAGAAAGACGATGAAAAAGTAGATCCCAGTTTCGTTTATCTTGAGTGTAATAGTGACGAGATAATTCAATACCAACTAAGATGTACAAACGATCGGGATGAATATCGGCGGCTACACCAATATGTTGTCTCACAACATCTATAGTATCATCTTCAAAAAACTGGACCGGTCTGTCCATATTCAGGATTCGGGTCTTGAACATCTTATTTAATTCGCCATAAATTATAAGATGACATTTTATGTCAAAACGAATTTAAAATCTATAGAATTATAATCTGTATTCGCAGAAGATGATTAAGCTTACAATTGAGCAATTTACTACTTATAATGGTGCTGCTGCGCCAATGATTATTAGACCAATACCTCCTCCTCTTGAAGAGGAATTAGGTGATTTTGTTGTTAAGGTTCAAGGACTTGTCTGGGGAGTTATTCAGATTTTCCAGACAAGTCCACTTCTGCCACAGTAATTAGGGTTAACCTTTTTTTTAAAATGGATTTTTACCGAGTGGAATTAAAATAGATACAAATGGCAATTGATCTTCTCTTAAGTGATAATACATGCAAAGTTATCTTCGATGCTTTAAAAGGAGATTGGACAACAGGATCATATCGAATATCGATTATTCTGATATACAGTTACATAAATCAAGAACGACTAAATTTTCTTGCTTCATATTTATTGAACAAATTTCGGATTATTCGTGAAGATGTAAAGGTAATATATTGTGGACAAAATAGTATATTTTATTGTGTTCAAATTCAAATGGGAGAGTTTCCTAATCTCTACGCAATTACCGTTCAAGATGAACGATCTGGACGAGTAAATTTAGGTTCTTGGGGTCCTCCTGCTGAGGATACAATGTTGATTCATTAGAGAGGTGTATCTGAAATAGTCATTCCACAATATTGAGTTGGATATTGATTATAATTAGTGGGAGTATATTCCCCATTTTTCATACAATCTTGTAATAATTTTTTAAAGTTTGACCAGAATTCAGGAGTATGTCCCATCGATTCTGTCATTAAATGTGCCATTTCATGTAACAAAACAAACATCACAGTATTTTCATCGGCAAAAGGATAAGGAGCTTTTTTATCACGAATACACACTACTATTTTTTCCCCTTTATTTTCAGAATAAGAAGTGCTAGAAGCATCAAGATCATTCTCTTGGAATACTTCAGGATTAAATTTAGCAATTAATCGTTGATATGGAGGATCAGAAGAAAAATTATGATCATTACGAAACCCTTCTACAATTTTAACTAGGTTCTTTCTCAATTTTGCGATTCTGTCAGCTGCTTCTTGTTTATCGGGTAAATTCTGAACTGAATAAGTTTTTCCATCTAAAGTGCTTCGTACAGGGATAGTATTCTTAGGACCAGATAAATATGACATTCCTAAAAATAGTCCAGTACCTGCAAGAACAGCAGGAATCATTTAACTTTAAAACGGATTATTTTCCTATAAATATATAGAAGGTATAAAAATGAGCAGGCCAACAATTGATATAGACCTTAACCCTGCTATCAATGAGATGTGCTATACAGCAATTCTCGTTGTGGCGGATATGATGTTGAAAGATCTGAAGAGCAAACAAAGCGTTTCAGACTTTGAAAAGAGGGGGTGTTATGATAGAGTTTTCATTGGAATAAAGTATCCAAAAGTTATAGAAACTACGGAGAAAGATCGTCTTATGGCAAGAAAGATTGCAGATACATGGTTGGATGCTGAGATTGTTGAAGAACCACCATTGCCATCGCCAATTTTATCTGGATCAAAACGCACTGCTAGATCTAGATCACCAGCTATGGATAGAGATTATTTCTGCCATATATCAGGGAGAGTATACTGGGAGTAAATTTACTCCCTTTTTTAACTGTCAACACCCTTGCGGAAGGAATCAGTTTCAATGGTGGACTGGTTCCATGGACCGGTAGTAGTCTGTCCTTGAGGGTTAGGATCTTCGGCACGAATATCCCAAGAAGGGTTACGGAAGGTCTGAGAAATACCTGCTACTGCAGTATTGGTATGGTAACCGGCTTGAAGAAGATTCTGGCCTTTAAGATCATCCATACTTCCAGGATTTACTGATGCGAAAGAAGCACCTAGAGAACCTTTAGGAAGAAGTTCAGAAGAGGATAGAGAGTTCTCGGTATAAGTTCCTTGAGAAACAGGGTGACGAGCTTTCAATGCTTCAACGGGTTGAGCATTTCCACCGATAAGGTGACCGCTAGCACTCATAGGGGGGCCATCAGATAAAGGAGATTGGACGCCGAGGGCTCCAGTAACTTTGTCCATGGATAGACCCTCGGACATTACTCCTTTCATTCCAGAATAGTTATTCATCACAAAAGCAAGGAGGACGACTCCTCCCAAAACAAGGCCAAGTTTCATGGTCTGAGACACTTTCATATTTATGTTCAAGAACGGAAAAAAATGGATGGGAATGATATCCCTGCTTTTCATTAAGAGAATGATCCTGTTCATCCTAATAACTTTAGGAACTACACTTTTATCGTTAATGTATATTGGCCAAGCTCAAGTTAAATACCTGAAAGATCATTGGTCCGAGTTAAGGTGTAATCCTTTTTATATGCCCATGGCTAGTTTAGTTGGTGTAGATCCGATGTCGAACTTCATGAAATGTACAAATAAAAGTTTCGGAGACTATGCTGGTGCCGCCATGGATCCATTACACGGTCAAATGTCTATCGTCGGCGACTCTCTATCCTCAATTTCAGGAGCTTTAAGTGATATGCGAGGTCTATTCAGTAATGTTCGTGGTGGATTTGGAATGGTATTTCAAATGGTATTTGGAAAGATAGCAAATTTGATGTCATCTATGCAATACCTGATGATAAGAATTCAAACCTTGATGGGCCGTATCGTTGGTGTATTTGCTACGATTATCTACAGCTTCTATACTGGAATGAATACTGGACAATCTATTTGGAATGGTGTTCCTGGTAAGATCGTGCGTGGTTTGGAAAGTTTATAGTCTAGCAAATGAATAATGTACCTGTTTTTGGCAGCGAATGTGGTAACCATGGGGGTTATCGTATATTTAACAATTACCCAAAACATTCAAAATCTTCGTAACAATTGGAGTTTGTATCGATGTAATCCTTTATATATGCCTTTTGCAGGATGGGTAGATCCTAAAGATGGTATTGATGGAAATTTTCAAAAATGTATGAATCTGATGGGAAAAGATTTAGTTGGTGGAATGACTGATATTTTTGGAGCTCAGATGGCTCTGATTATTGATGCTTTAAGCAATATTTTGAATCCTTTAAAACTTTTCAGAGAACTCTTTACACGAATTCGTAAATTTATTTTATCCTTTACGAATTCTACGTTACAAAAAGCATCAGGTCCGTTAAGTGCATTTTCTTTTTTAATGATCAAGATTCAAGATCTAGTTCGTAAAATGGCAGCTTCGGGTTATGTCAGTGCCTTTTTTGGATTAACAGCAATTTCTTTTATGGAAGGATTTGTTACTTTATTTATGAATATTGTGAGAGCCTTCGTAATTGCTATGTTAGTTATTGCGATCGTTTTAGCATTCTTTAATTTTCCATTGTTGGCTCTAGTTTTATTTTTAGCATCACTTCTTCAAGGCGTCTAATAAAATCTACGGTATAAAAAAAGGATGAACCGCACAATGTTAGTTCTTGCATTATTTGCTGCTGCGTTAGCTTCAGGATTACTAATGAAGTATTTACCTTCTCAAGAAGGGTTTTTCCAACGTGAAGTTGGTAAGCCAGTAGAAGGAACTCCCATGGGTCCTTATGATGGTCTGCCAAGAGGTTGGGCATCCTCTGAACCAATGCCAGTAGGAGTTCTTCCTCAAAACTCTGCTCTTGATGAAAACAAGCTAATGTATCTGACAGACAACTCTACATCACCCGAATGCTGTCCTCAATCTGGTCTATCCTCAGATTCCGGTTGTGTATGCTTAAGTGGTCAAGATCGCAAGGAAATGAATACTCGCTTCGGTAATCGTTAATGTTTTTAACTAGGAACTCTTAATAAATGAATTTTGTCAGACCGTTCAAGAAGTTTATTAAAGAATTGAATTCTAAATTTCCAGAAAAGTTTCCTCAATCTAAAATTGAAAAAGAAGATATTGATAATTTTCATGCTGTTTTTGTTGATCATTCTCTAGAGATCTTGAAAAAGGATGCTGGTCTCTGGCTAGTTCCTCGTGTTGTCTTTGGACAAGACTTGTCCGAACTTTGGAAAGATGAAACATCTCATTCTATTATTTGGGGGAATATGCAAGGATGTCTTATTTCATCAATGTTTCACGGAAAAATGGATGACAAGCTCAAAGGCAATATTCCTCTGCTATCCACCATGCTTAAATCTGTCATTGGTGAACGGTCTGAATTAGATGATATTTTGAATGATGAAGAAAAACAATCTAATATCTCGGAGTTTTTAGAGTTCTTGAAAGATACCAAGATGGCCGGATTAGCTTTGTCTATTTTTGAAAGATTGGACTTTTCTCAATTAGATATGGATATTTCAAATTTTGATGATATTCAAGGAAAAATGGCTGAAATTCAAAGTAATCCTGCTATGCAAAAAATCCAGGCCGATTTAAAATCTTTAATGGAAGAAAAATCTAGAACTGGTGAATTCACTAAAGAAATTGTTATGCGTGACCTAGAATCTATTAAAGTAAAAGTCCAAGAATTATTTGGTAATGCGTTTAATGATATTTTAGGAACTCGTAAAGCTGAAGTAGCTTCTGAAGTTATTACAGCAAATACTCCTGAAGCCCGTAGAGCTCGAATGATCGCCAGAATGAAGCGAAAATTAAAAGAGGGCAAGAAATAATAATGAGTGAACCAATCTGGTATTCTGATCCATCAGTTTTATTTTCAGCAGGAACATGGCAAAAATTTGTTCCGACAAAAGATATGGACGTACCTGCAGCTTTGAACTCTGTAGTCAGATTTACTGTTTACTTCGCAGTTCTTTTGTACGCATGTACATCAAAACACGAATACCTTCTTGCTATTCCTTTAGTCTTAGTCGTTTCAGCAATTTTTTCTGAAGTATTTCCTAACACTCGTCCTCTCGTAGAATCCTTTCAGACTGCTGTCAAGAAATTAACACATCCGACAGCATCGAATCCATTTATGAATCCCTTGCTGACAGATATTCTAGATAATCCTGATCGTCCTGATGCGGCACCTGTAACTGATAAAGCAGTTAAGAGTGAAATTGAAAAAGCTTTTCAACAGACGGAAGAACTCTATATGGATACTAGTGATAAATTTGATATGGCTCAGGCACAAAGAACCTTTCACACTGTACAATCTGCTATGATCCCAACTAATCAAGATGGATTCTTGAAGTTTTTAGCTAAAGGTGTAGATGAACCAGATTATTCGAGCGCCTTTCCTTCTAGGAATGCAAAACGTAAATCTGAGACCTATGTAGAAGCCCATGGATCTTTAAACAGTCTTCCTAACTCGACGAGTAAGCCTACGGGTGTTTCTCCTACTAAGGCTTCTACGAAGATGTAAAGAATCCATCAATTCTTTTAAGGATGTTTTACTTCCAGGTGAACTTAGTTCATGACCATCAGTTCTTGCGATAAAATGTGGGAATCCAGAAATTCCTTTTTGTTCTCGTAGACCTGGTGGTAATTCGGCACTTTCAATTTCAGCAAATTTATACTTCTTACCCATTTTGGTTTTCTTTAACTGATTCCAAAACGGTTGAGTACGAATACAGTAAGGACATCCTGTCATATGAAAAAATATGATTACATTAGGTTGGGCTAAAATCTTCTGAACATCTTTCATTTATTAATATAAATGGAATCTAATTGGAATGGATACTTAAAAGCATTGGGAAAAACAAAAATACCGCAAGATACCAAAGATTTTCCAACTACTGAAGGAAATACTGTATCTACCGGATTTGTCGAATGGAAAACCGCAAAACCAGCTCAACAAGCAAAATATGATCCAATGTCTTTGAATTGGAAAGGAGTTTCAGCATCGGAATCAGCAGCAACTTCACAATATCAACCTTTATACAAAAATAACCAGAATAGATAAATGTCTTCTGTTATTCCTTATATTTTTTTAACAATGCGTGAACAAGTTAAAATTTATCATTGGCAGACACTTTCTTATCCAAGACATATTGCCACTAATGATTTAGTAGCAAAATTAGATACCAACATTGATCAGTTTGTGGAAGTGTATATCAGTAGATATGGTAGACCTTCTTTTTCTGGAAAGACATCAACTATCAAATTAAATAATTATAAAGATGCTGAAATGACTAAATTCGTAAAAGATGCTGTCTCGTGGTTAGAAAACGATCTTCCACTTAAATTGAAAAAATCAGATACTGAATTATTAAATATACGCGATACTATTGTTGCTGATCTAAATCAAACATTATATTTGTTCACTTTAAACAAATAGAATGATTGGTACGCCGTCAGGATATACACCTTCAAAACTTTTAGGAAGTCCTCCTGCAGAACTACCTAAAGGTTCATATTTTTTATCTTTAAAGAATCCTGAACTTGTTGCTTCTTTATATGTGAAACTATGGGAAGGTCAATATGTAATTCGTGATGTATTTGTGAAAGAGTCTGAACGAGGAAAGGGATTAGGGCGCAAGATTATGAGTGAGATTCTTGCTTTTCTTCTCCCTAAAAAAAAGAAGATCGTACTTTATGTAGACCCTCAGAATAAGATTGCTAAGAATTTATATTTGTCGTTAGGCTTCATATTTTCCAAGAAGTCTGGTCACGGTGATAAATTAGTTATAGATCCCGCACATGAATGAGTACCATTTGTATACATCATATTCATGGTAATTATTAAGCATATCAACTTGTTTAGCATACTTTTCATCTGAAATTCCAGTTACCTGTTTCAGTACTTTGATTATAGGATACAAATATGAAGAGAAAATAACCATGATTTCTGCAGGCGTGACGTTATTGTCATACTCCGGCATATTCATATAATTCTCCATTCCTTTTATACGACGACGATAATTCACATGATGAATATCAATCAGTCTTTTGTACTCTGTTTTGAATCTGTAAGCAATCATTTCATCTATCTTTGTATCTTTACCAATCTCGGCAATTATTTCATCATCTGTCATACATGCCAAGTTAAAGAATCCATCATTTGTAAACAATGGTTTCCAAATACTCATATTTGTCATACACGAACAATCTCTGCCATACGTGATATCCCAAAGCACATTTTTCTTAATAGAAGAAAACTGGTTTGGAGGAAAAGTTTTAGCAATCTTTTGAAAATCAGAAAACAGTTCACGTCCAGTAAATTCCTGAACTATGAGTTTTCCTTTTCCAATAATCTTTTTCATCATGTTGATTAGAAACACGTTTCTCTCTTCAATCTCCATATATTTGGAAATGAATAGAGCATCCATTGTAGGACTTGTAAATATATTTCCATCAGATATGAAGCCTTGACGTTTGAAATAAGTAGAAACAAATTCTTGTTTCTCCGATTTCTCAAATTCGGGGTCTATATGGATTAATGTCCACTCACCATCACGAACGAAAGGAGGATACAACTGATTTTTATCATCTGTATACTTGTCTAAGTTTGTATGTGGTGCTGATCCAATAGCAATATAAACGTTCTCTTTAAGATTATTTATCTTAGCAAACATTTTTGTAATCCATAAAAATTTATCTTTAATCTATCCGTTTTAGTACAAATGTGGTGGCTTTGTCTAGGTATTCTTGCTTTACTCCTTGTATCAACATGGCATCCTCGTGAATTTATGACGAATGCAGATGTTAAAAAGAAACTAGAATTTCATGCTTCAAAGCCTACATCATGGAATATGAAAAAAGATGAAAAAGAGACTCCTGATCCTCGATTAATGGGTCCTCGTATTCCTTCTGAAGAAGAAAAGGAAGTAGAAGCAGCAAAACAAAAAGCGACTTCAGATACATCATCTGTATATCCAGAAGTTTATGGTCCTGAATCAATTCAAGTTCCTGGTAAATCAGGAATATTTCAAGATACGTATACATCTTTTGCTGAATTTCCTCCAGGTCCTAAAGAACCACAACCATTTTTAGCTAATTTTTCTAACTTCCAGAAATAATGGAGAAGTTTCGTGGAAAAACTGTCTTAATCCCACGATCTCGTGAATGGAAATTAATTGATGAAACTGATAAATATTCAGGAAAACAACGAAAAGAATGTAAATCTGTTACCGGAAAAGAATGTACGTTATATCCTTTTCCTGTAGGCATGAAAGTCTTGGGAATGTTTAAACCTCGCAAATGGTTAGATCCTTGTGCTGGATGGGGTGATCGTTTAAGATGTGCTATTGCGTATGGATGTAATTATGTAGGAGTTGATACGAATACGGATATGGAATCTGCATATAAACATATTATTGATGATCTAGGAGATCCTAAAAAAGTTAAGGTAAAAATGGGTAGATTTCAAAATGTTCGTATAACTGAAACATTTGATTTAGTGTTTACTAGTCCACCATTTTATACGAAAGAAGTCTACGCCCATATGAAAGTGTGGGAAACAGTGGATGAATTCATGACAGAATTTTTGAAACCTTTACTTCGTAAATCATACAGACTTCTAGAAGATAAGGGCCATCTTGTGCTGTATATTGAAGATAAGGGTGTGGATTCTTTCATTCCTGCAATGAAAGACTATGCTGAAACTGTAGGATTTACATATGAAGGTGCGTTTTATTATATGGGAAGTGGAACACCTCGTCCGTATTATGTGTGGGTTAAATAAATGCTGGCTGTAATTAATTCATCAACTGTGGTTTCGGATGTTGAAGGTAGTCTTATTGTAAAAGCCCTGAATATGTTACTTCCTCAATTTTGTAAAGATTGGAATATTCCTTTAACAGTGGCTACGTATATTCCTAAAAACCAAACAACAAAAGTCGCAATAAAAATATTCTTACTAGATACATCTGATGTTCAGGGTGCGTTAGGGTATCATGACTTATCATCTAATGTTCCTTATGGTAAATGTTTTGCTAAAACATTATTAACTGATGGAGGGGTAATCTTGTATTCTAAAGATCCTACAGTTCCTACATTCGCACAAACTGTATGTCATGAAGTCTTTGAATTATTAGTTGATCCTATTGCTAATGGATGGTGGGATATTGGCGATGGTCAAACTCTCTTTGCTTCAGAAACATGTGATCCAGTTGAATCTAATGCAGTTACTGTATCTGTTCTAGTGAGTCCGGCATCTTCTGGGTATAGCACTATTCAAAAAAAGGTTGTTCAGACTCCTGCTGTATATCAGAATGTAGGTTGTTCAGATTGGATTCTTCCCGCATGGTCTGATCCTCAAGCAAATGGACCATTTAATCATCTGAATACTCTGAAAGCACCATTTACTTTAGATAAAGGTGGATACGGAATTCAGATGACTGGAGGAACGACAGGACAGACAACAGCAATGCTAGTTGGGTCCGCTGTTACAGAATCCCAGAAAGCAAGATATCTTGCTAAATCAAGAGTTTCTAAACGTATTTAATCATTATTTTAGTTAGCGTATAATGGAAGAATATTTGCTTGTAAGACCAACCTATTCAAAAAAAATCATATTTATGATTCCACATTTTCAAGGAGGAATTGGGGACTTTATCAAATATTTTCTTTTTTTAGTACAACTTTCAATTCAAAAACAATTGAAAGTATATTTCGCAGTTACAGACCTTAAAATGATTAAATGGTTGAAATTGAAAACTACAGATTTATATTGTAAACCTCGATTTCCTATTCTTTTACAACACATTTGTCAACTAGATAATCTACTTGCTGATATTGAGTATATTATACAACCCCATCTACTATATAGAACATTTACATATGAAGCTCTATACTTAAAAGGTTCTGATGTATTTGAATTTGCTCCTGAAATCGTAGAACGATCCAAACTGTTTCCTATAGAAAAGTATAGGTCTCTACATATTCGTCTAGGTGATAAATTCTTGGAAATACCTGTTGAACAAAATCAATGTGTAACTGATGTGAGACTATTTAATCAGAAATCTGTCATTGAGTGTATACAACAAAATCCAGGTATCATGATCTTCTGTGATAATTTAGCATATAAATCAAATCTCAGAGAAAATTACGATGTTCTTGTAACCCCCTTCAAAATTGGACATACGTGTTTACCGTCAACGTCTGATGATGTAATCATGGACACGTTGACAGAGTTTTATTTGTTAGCTAAGTCTCAGCATATTTATTCAGCATCAGATTCTGGGTTTCCAAAAATGGCTTCAAACTTTTACGGAGTTCCATTTACGCAATTAAAAGAATGATTTGAGTTCGCCAGTTCTAGATCCGTATACCTTTACGTTAACAGGATTTGCGATGGGTGGAGCAAACTGTTCGATATCGTTCAGATAAAAGAGATAGAAATCAAGTTCAGAGTAGACTTTTGCAGAAGCGTATCCAACTACACGAGCATTCAGATCAGCTAAATCTCCAGAAACATTATCAGGATTATTTTGCCCAAACATTAAATAATATGATCTCATAATTAATTTTAAGTCATCATCAGATTGACGATCAATACGGTGTTTATTTCCGGACATCATAAATACTTGATCAGAAATACGTTGTTGAAGAGTTTCAATATTCGCATCAGAAAAAAAAGTAGTGTTTAATGGAGTAGCTGTATGCTGATGACCTACTAATTCTTTACGAACATCTTGATAGATAGGTTTAGCAGAACTATATAGATTTAAAGTAGGAGCACTATCTTTTGTTCTAATATCTGGAACACGACCAGAATTACGTGGAGCAGGAAATTGTTGAGATGTTGAGGTTAAATTATATTTATTCTCAACAGATTCAGGTTTAACAAAGTTCATTTTATTTAAGTAGCAAGTTTCTTTTCAGGGTATCCTAATGTATCCCAAATCGCATTAATATATTTAATATCTTCTGCTGTTGGTGTTGATGTAGGATAAGGACGTTTAGTTAATAAAACAAAAAAGTAAATTAAAGTTCCTTCTAAAGATAATGTTTCTTCAACAGTCAACCCAACCGCACCTTCAAAAACAAGACCGTAATTATATTGCTGACCAAATTTGGTAGATGAAAATGATAATAAAGCTTGAAGATCAGTTATTACATCAATTGTAAACTGTTTTGCGCTAAAGATGAGTGCCATATTATTCGGGGGGAGGATATATTTTTTTGGCGTTTTCAGAATGTCGTCGAAGTATAGAGTATAACAAAATGGCTTCTCTATATTTCGATTATTCGTATAAAGGTTCCGTAGCCCAGACTACTGAAATTACTGTTCTAGGTGAAGAGGATTCTGGAATGGATGCTGATGCTACTATCGTAGTAAATGTAGCTCCCGCTGATATGGCAAACTTACTAACTGTATCCTTTAATGCAGGCGAGACCGGTGTTCCCGTAACTTACCCCACAGTGACTCTAGACTGGACTCAAATTGCAAAGTCTGCAAATAGAGTTTATGCCAACTGGGTATCCATGGGTGAAGCAGGTGGTGCTCCTAAATCTAGTTTTGTAGATGACAGTGGTATTTCCGCAGCTAGTGATACGACAAAAGCAAAGGGTCTTCAAGATTTATTTTCTAGTTACGGTTTCACGTACACTGCTAATGCCGATTCTCCTCTAAATTTAATCCCCCCTGAAGCTGTAAAGAGTGTAGATTATTCCAGTGCTATCACTGTAACCTCTCCAGTTAATGGAGCTGCCGTACAATTAATTGCTGGTGCAGATGCTAATGGACTTATTGGAGACAGTCTCGTGCCAGTTGTATGTGACGGCGCTGCAGCTTATGATGCAGGGAGTGAAACCGGTGCCGTGCGTTCTTTATACCTACAAGCTTTAGCAGCCGGAAGAATCACCCAAGCAACTACTCCATCAGCAAGTGGTAATGATGTTCCTGCACCCGGACAAGCCTTATTTGATCCCAAAGAAGGCGATACTATCACTGTATACACTCCTCTGTCTCTAACTAAGACTCGTCATTTCTTGCCAGATACTGTGTCTGATGTTGCACATCATGGTTCTTATAAGTTTAAGGTTGATGGTACTGATGGTCTAGTAATTGATTCCTCTGGTCAGACTTTAGCATCTGATCCTAAACTATACACTGTAGCTTGGCAGTTCAATGTAACTGCAGCTCTAGGCCAATCTTCTGCCGTATAAATAAATGTACAGATCAAAGATAAAAAGACCAGTTTTATTGCCACCACCAATTGAACAATTAAAAGATGTTTTGGTGACAGCAGATAAACAGACACAGATTATCAGTATTATGGCTGCTTATATAAAAGGTGAAGTTTTGAGAAATGATACTTATACAGCTTTAGAAACATTAAAGAAATCAATTACGTAAAGATTCATATAAAGCTGAATCTAATACCTCTGTGATTTCTAAAGTTAAAGAAATATTTCCACCTTTTAACATTATATATTGACCATATTCATCAAATATAGTCACTTTAAACGAACTTACATTCGTAGGTTGTTTTAAATTGTACGTTTTTGTAATTAAGTTTGATCCATCATCATAAATAATATCATTTTTATTGACATCAACTACAATTTTAGCAAAAGCTGCAGCATTAGAATGATCAGGATGTCTATGTTCGACAATTCTCCAATCCGGATTTAATGAAAGAAATATATAATTTGGACCTAAAATATCAGGTAAGGATGATGCAGTAAAACTAGTTGATTCAGGAGTTTGTTTTTGTGAAGGTAATAAATCAGAATCTCTAAATCCTAAATTATATCCTAATCCCCAATTATCAGATCTTCCTGCGAAAATTCCTTGAGAAAAATCTAACCAAAATTCAACATTGCTGGCAATAGTTAATAATCCGCTTATAGTACTTAAAGTAACCGTAAATCCATGTCCTGGTAAAGCTTTATTCATTGCATTCGCAAGTGCAGTTTGTAAACAACTATCTAAAGATGTATCTAAAGAATAATTTCCTTCAGGAATTGTTACAGTAGCTGAAGAAGAAGGTATACCTGTTAAATTCACAATAAATGATATGTTTCCACAATATTGAGAAAATGTGTACCATGTATTAGGAATTTCAATTGATGCTACACGAACTGAAACAACATTTTTTACTTGATTAACTAATTTATATAAAAAATCAAATGTGTAATCTTGGCGATTTGATCTAAATCGTGAATCTACACTTATAACATGAATTTTAACAGCTTTATCATATTCTACAGCTGTTGTATGTTTTGGTTGTGTAGTATGAAGTCTACCTAATTCTGCGGCAGCTTGGTGAGATCCACCAAACTTTTGAAAATCTTCTTGATTTTCCAGTTCATCTTCATGTTGATCATCACCATCAACTTCATGATCAAAAACATTATGTTCAACTAAAAGATCTTTAGGATTCACATATTCTGTTCTTGCTTCTGAATCTTGTTCAGCTAATAACTCTAAATATGATTGCATTTACTTATTCTTTCCAAATAAGTCTAAGTCAGACAACCACAAATCTTCAGGAGTTTTAGACTCCAATGTTTTAATATTTCCTTGTAATGTTTCCAAAGCATCTTGATGTTTTTTAGCAGTTTGTATAGTCAAACTACGAAAGGGTAGATCTAGCAGATAATCATATCCATCTATACTTACAAATTTCTGTGCCGCCAATAGAGTCACGCATTCTTCTTGAGTTTTGCGTTTCAAATCTGGAATAGGCATATCAAAACATTGTTGATTAATAAACCTTACTACATTTTCATGATATGGTAGTTTTTTCTTCATTGTTTCAAGTTGATAAGCTTTACGTTTTGCGTATAATTCTAGACGAACTCCAGAAAACTCTTTCAAGATTTCTGTAAATGAATCATATTTCTGAATTTGGCATTTAGAATTAAATGCGTGCATATTAGTTAGCTTCAATTTGTAAGATAACGATTTCTCCAGAATCTTTTTATGATCAGGATTTGAAGTCATCTGAATCTTGAAATTAACTTGAGTATCTGTGGATGTATTAGTGTATCCTGCGATAATACCAAGTTCTTCTTGCGTATCCAACCATTCTTTATAATCAGATGTCCATGTTTCCACAGGCAATTCTGTAATTTCCATTACATTACCTTTTACAGTCCAACATCCAGAAACAGTCAAATCTTTGACAGTTCCATTAAATCCAGCATACCAAGGTTCCAAATGAATATCTTCCAAAGTTGACTTCTTTTGTAACCAAGATTTTAGTCCAGCTACAAGTACAGCAGGATTACATGGTGGGATAAATGTTGAATATCCAGTACCAATTCCACGTGCTCCATTCACAAGAAGCATGGGAATTACTGGAGCATACCAATATGGTTCAACAGGTAGACCATCATCTTCACGATACTGAAGGCACCCCAAATCTTCTTGAGGAACTAGATTAGCTACATGTTTTTGTAGATAAGTATGAATGTATCTCGGAGACGCAGAATCTTTACCACCTTGTAGCCGTGTCCCAAATTGTCCTTGTGGGACAAACCATGGAAGATTGTTAGATCCTACAAAGTCTTGAGCCATACCTACTATGGTATCATTCAATGAAGCTTCGCCATGATGATATCCAGAATGTTCTGAAACATATCCTGCGAATTGAGCTACTCTAATCTCAGATTTCAAATTTCTTTTGAATGCTGAAAATAGAATTTTACGTTGTGATGTTTTCAAACCATCCATCATATTAGGAATTGATCTTTCCAAATTATAGTTTGAAAAGTGAATCAAATCTTTATCTACGAACTCAGAATATCGAACTTCAGTTGCTGAAGTAAGAATATTAGATTCCAAGTGTCCTTTTAGCCAATCTTTACGTTGATCAGCCATAGATTTGTTGAAAGCCAATTCAATTGACTCATCATCTTTTTTATCAGCATAAGTATACTTTACTACATTCATAGTTTTGAAATATTCTCGTGCTTCTGCGGGAGTAGATGTACCTAATCCCTTATAATATTTAACATTCCATCCTGAATTCAATTTTTTCCATTCTTCATATTCATATTGAGTAAAGAAAGATAAAACTTTTGAGGATTTTGTTGCTTTGACAATTGGAGTTGCCATATAGGTAATAAACCCTGGAATCTTGATTAGGTCATGCCACAGTTCGTGAAACAGATTGATCAAAAGTCCACGAATATGGGATCCATCATAATCCTGATCTGTCATGATTAGGATACGTCCGTATCGCAATGATTTAATATCGGGATACTTTTTTCCGGATTCGAGACCCAGAATCTTTTTTAGGTTAGCTACTTCCTCAGTCTGTTCAACTTTACGAGCTGAAGTGTCTTTCACATTGAGAAGTTTACCTCGCAAAGGAAATACACCATAACGTGCTCTTTGTTCTTGAGTCAGACCAGATACAGCCATAGATTTAGCTGAATCTCCTTCTGTCAGAATCAAAGTACATTCGTGACTTTTTGCTGTTCCGGCTAAAGAAGCATCATCCAACTTAGGAATTACTACTTTAGAGACTTTACGTCCATCTGTTTTCTTTTGGTCTTTTTGATCTTTTTTATCTTGCTCTTCCATAACTTTTTCAACTAGCTCTAGTTTCAACAGTTTCTTGAGAAATTCAGGACTCAATTTACACGATACTTTAGAAGTCAATACTTCTTTAGTTTGTGAAGAGAATGCTGGATTTTCTACAGAACAATGAATGAATACAGCGAGCATATCGCGAACCATTCCAGGTTTGACCTTTATTTTCTTTTTGGTTTCAATATGTGTAACAATGTATGATACGATCTGGGACACAATTTCATCAACGTGTTTACCAGACCGAGTCCAAATACCATTAACAAATGAAATTGTCATAGCTTTATCTAGAGGTGAATCTGATACTGCAATAGTCCATCGTTCTTGAGGATTATCCAGAATCAATTTTGTTTCAGGAATATACCATGAAGCATAAGCTCCCAAATCTCTGAACTTTATATGTTCAGTATTCCAAAATACTTTAACATCACGACCAGCAGTCAATGCTAGATCATGAACACGTCTTTGAATAACTTGAACCATTCCTTCAGGAATACATGACATTCCAAACTTTTTGAAGTCGGGAATCCATGTAAGTTGAACAAAAGACTTATTTTTAGATTTTGTGATTTCCGGTTTCCCGATTTTTGTCATATTATCTTCAAAGGTCTGTGTGTATCTCAGTTCACGCTGAGAATCTACGATTGTTACATCTAGTTTGTTGGCAAAGATGTTTACAAGTTTTACACCATAACCATTCTTTCCACCTACAAGTTTCTTTTCATCTTTATCATAATTTGTTGATGTCAATAGTTCGCCAAAGATCATTTGAGGAATCCATCCATGTACTGGATGTTGTTCTACATCAATAGCTTCTCCATCATTTTTAATAATTAAAGATTGAGAATCTACAGTTATCCAAATATTTTTTACAGGGTTAGTAGACTTTCTTTGCTGAAGGCGCACAACATGATCATGTGCATTCACCAAAAGTTCATCTACCAATTTATAAAATCCAGGATTAAACGGAACCGTTTTCTGGATAAATGATGAATCTGAAACCACATAATGTTCTTCGGGAGCAGTTTCAATACTTCCGATATATGTATCAGGAAGATTATAGATATGCTCACGATGAGTGTGTTTTTGGTAACGATCCATCTTGAATAATTACAATTGGTCTATATCTAAGTAAATCCATTTTGGATTTTATCAGAACAAGCTTTATCAAGTAAAATGCCTCCTCGTAAAAAAACCGCACCTATTGCTGAAACTCCTGTAGTTTTCTTTTTAAAAGTTTCAGATCAAGAAGAACAAGTTTTACCTGTTGGACAAACTACTAGTTACTCCGAAATTTTAGATAATACAGTTAAACAAGATTCAGAACGTTTTTCAAAATCTATTTTGAAACCTATGCTTGAACAAATTTTTGTTGAAAAAGTATATTCAGAATATACATCCTGTTTCTGGTGTTGCCATCAATTTAATGGATTTCAATTCAAATCTCCAGTTTCTTATAATACTTATAAAGATTTGTATACTTGTGAAGGAAATTTTTGTTCTCCAGAATGTTGTTTGGCACATCTGTATATGGATTCAACTGTATCCGATTCGCAAAGATGGTATCGCCATTCACTATTGATTAAATTATACGGATTTTTGTATACCGATTATCTAATTTCTCCAGCGCCTCCACGTACTTTGTTACGAATGTTTGGCGGAGTCCTAGATATTAAACAATATCGTGAATATTTTTCCGGATCTAATGATTTAATTTCTTCTGAAATGCCACCTATTCGAACTGTATTTCCGTCCATGAATATTCAGGGACCGTTGCGAGATATTAAGAAATATGTTTCTTTAGCAAATGAAGTTATCGACAAAGCTTCTGAATCTCTACGTCTAAAGCGTACCAAACCACTTCAACAAAATATTCAAACTATTGATATGTGTATTAAACGTTGAACTCTAAAAAGGAAAAATGAACGGACAGATGGTAGATCTAATAAAAACTCAGATGATTCTTAGCGGCGGAGGAAGTTTAAAAGCTTTTTTAGGTATCAGTTTATTTGAAAAAGTAATGCCTTTTATGCCATCATTAGCTAATAATTTTCTTGAAAAGGTCAATCTATTTTTACCCATTACATTACAAGGCTGTTGTAGACGTCATCAACGTGATCCTCCACCACCAGATAAACAAATTCAAGCCGTTATTACATTTGAACGTGAAAAGGAAGATAAGAAAGGGAATACCATGTTCCAAAATCGTATGGATGCTGTAATTCATTCCGTATCTAAACTACCTAAAATCAGGAATTTGTTATCCATTACTCATCATGATTATATTCCTCACGAGTTTGATCCGGTGCTGATCGATACAGATCTTTATTTTCAATTGATTTCAGTATCTTATACGAATGGAACTATTGAACTTCTTAAATTTAAATTATTCTGCTTTGAACATGAAAATCTCTACTTACAGCAATATGTTGAATCATGTTGTCTAAGTTATGATCGTCATATGGCAAATAAATTGGGAACACAAAAATTCTTTTTTGATATGATGGTTGATCAAAAGAAACCCGGTATTCGTAATCCTTTACCATCAAGTCATATCGTATTCCAAAAACATAAATTTACAACATCCAGAACATTTGATAATGTATTTTTTGAACAAAAAGAAGATGTTCGTAACCATACAGAATTCTTTTTGGAGAGAAAGGATTGGTATGATGCAAAAGGTATTCCTCATACTCTAGGATTCATGTTTCATGGTTCACCAGGATGTGGAAAAACATCTACAATGAAGGCTATTGCTAATGTCGGAAACCGCCATATCATTAATCTTCATCTATCTGAGATCAAATCTAAAGAACAACTGAATCATCTATTTTTTAATGATGAAATTAATGTTATGGATGGTGGAAAATCTGAACGATACACTATTCCTGTAAATGAACGTATGTATGTCATTGAAGATATTGATGCTATGGGTGATATAGTTTTGCGCCGTGAATTGAAAAGACCTCAAGAAAAGAAACCTATTAAAATGGATGAACTAGGTAATATAATTCAAGAAGAAGATAATCCAATTGATCTTTCATTTCTCTTGAATCTATTAGATGGTACGTTAGAATCTAGTGGAAGAATTATTGCCATTTCTACAAATTTCCCAGAAAGAATTGATTCAGCATTGATTAGACCAGGTAGAATAGATATGATTATTCATTTCAAGAAATGTTCCATTGGAATCTTGCGTGAAATGATTGAATCGTTTTATGATCAAGTGTTTGAAGGTGAACTTGATGAATCCCTAAATGAACGTTGGTCACCTGCTGAAGTAAATCAAATTTTGTTTCGTAATTTCAAGAATTTATCTAAAGCAGTTTCAGAACTGAAAACACTGACACCTAATGAGTTATACGGATTTAATTCTCAATAATTTTTAGACATAGTTTCATCAAAAGTTCAATATATTGCCAAACAACTTCTTTTGAGGCAGGTGACATTTCTCTGACATATTCTTTCAGTTTATAGATAACATTCATATCAGCATTCTTTTGTGTATAATCTTGATCCATAAAGAAAGATTCATCGCGTGTTGCAATCTTCTCTTGAAAAGGATCGATAACTTCAGTTTTGATATAATTTACTGCTAACATTGGATTGGTATTTCTAATCAATGTTATTGCAGTTACAAAATTTGGAAAATCGGGATCTTCAGGATACATTCCTCGGAGTTCACCAAGAAATGATGAAAATTGATTGAAAAAAGCATCCAAAAAGATTTTACGAGACATTATTATTTTAATATCTCGTTCTCCGTTAAAATAAGAACTGAGTAAATTTCTTACCGCTAGTAAAGATAAATGCTATCTACTGGCGAATGGATCCGTCATAAAAAGTTTTTGGGACTAAGTTCTAATTTAAATACAAATTCGGTTCCTGTATTTCCTTCTGGATTTCAACCATTTGGTATTCCTGCAAAACTACCTAGCGTAGTATCAAACTCCTCAGTTGGACCAGTTAAAAATTTGAAAACTACTGGAGTATCACGAATTCGCAATGTAGCTTCTGATTTTACCGCTTTACTCGCACTTAGATCTGGAACTTACTTAACTAAATCCGAGATTTATAATGTAACCACTAATTTGCCAACAAATATTCCTGCTAGAACTGTCATTTCTATTTGTGGTTGCCAGACTGGTACGGTTAATAAACCTGGTTTGTGTCCTACATGTCGTAAGTAGACTTACTTCCGTTGAATTCCTCCAAACTCCATTTTTCTTTGTTCTTCCATAGCTTGCATACGTTGAGTTACATCAGATTGATTTTTTGATAATGTATTTTCAGGTTTAGATTCACTAGGACCTGAAGGTGCTGGTCCACCTAAAAATGTATACATGCTATTACCTTCAGATCCATGAGATGTAGGAGAATTCCAATCAGAAAATGACTCAGTCAAAGCATTTTTTCCTTCAAATCCCCAAGCACTAATATCGCCTGTAACCTGTTTCTGGTCTTTAACCGGTAATTCAGCTCTAGAATTGGTAGGTTTTCCAATGTATCCAAAGATGTCTTTTCCGACTATGACCTCTTTAGATTCAGGATTATATAAAGTAGGAACCTTTTTCAAAAATTCAGGGATCTGATGGCGAGGAAGAGTTTCAACAAGAATGAATTTATATAAACTAGATTTATTCAAAGCTTTCAAGGTTTCCATAATTTGTTTGCTATGAGGACAACGTTCACTATAAAATAAGTACGGCTGAGACATTTTTCTTATTGTACTGAAAAAACGGAAATAAACAAGAACGTGACAAATACAAAGAAAAATGGCATCTCTAACTGTGAAAAAGAATTCGCCGTTCATGCTGGACGTCGAATTTCAGCATTTTCCTCTGACATATATCAATGCTCTAAGACGTATTTTGGTAGGAAACTATCTGCCTCAAGTTGTACTTGATGGTATTGAAATTTTGGTAAATACAACACAGATGCCTCATGAAATGATTCATCATCGTGTGAGCCTTTTGCCGGTGGCAGTTCATCCAACTGATGCAGAAACTATTAAGAACGCTAAAATTGAACTGTTAGTAAATCCAGTTCCCGATAAAGATAGACTTGTGACCACAGATGAGTTTAAGATTGAAAAGGGTCCATCCAGTCTACTAATGAAAGATCGTGACCTCAATAAACCTTTGCTGTTCATTAAAGTCAGAAAAGGTGAAGAAATTCATTTAGGATGTAAACTAGCTCTAGAAAAAGGATCTCATGTATGTACGGCAACGTATAAATATCATGTAGATCCTGAACGTCTGAAAGTTGATCGTGAAGCATTTCTAAAGACCGGAGCAGATCCACGTGAATTTGATAATTTCTATTATCAAAAATCATATTCAGTTGATGAACATGGCCGTCCTAATTGGGTAGATTTTCAAGTAGAAAGTGTAGGTATCATCAAATCCAAAGAACTCCTGAAAATGGCTAATGATTATCTCCGTAAAACTATTGATGAATGGGTTCAGGAAGGATTGGAACATATTTCTCGTGAATCAGAGAAGAATGTGTATTCAGTTAATCTGAAAAAGGGTGATCATACTGAAGGTGCTTTGCTACAAGAAATGATTTATCATGGAGGAAAGACAGGATTTGTATCGTATGATATATTGCATCCTTTGCTAAAGGATATGTCTTTGAAATGGATATCTGAGTCAGCACCTGAAGAAGTTTTGAAAGATGTTCAGAAGAGAATTCACGAATATTCTGACATCGTCGAAAAGGCGCTATAGAATAATGGACTACCTCCTAAAGTTCGAACAAGGGGATTATGAAGTTTTGGAAACAATAGAGTTTTCTGAAGAAGTATCTAAGCCTCAAGAATTACGATTCTATACCTTAGATGAACAACTCAGAGACTTTTTTGAAAAGAGTATTTCAGATGGTAAACCTACTAAATTTGAATTGAAAAGTCTCATGTATGATCGTGATCGAATTCGAAAAGCATATGAAAAATTAATTGTAGCAACAGATACCGATTATCTAGTAAATTCTCGTCGTACATCTTTAAACATTCCTTGGATTCATCCAGTATACTCTGAATTCAAATTGAAAGCATATTCTCTAGATAAAGAATACTTACCTTTGCTAGAACCAACACGTATTCGTCAACCTAATTATTATCCAGGATTGATTCATTCCCTTCCTAAACCTTTTTCATCTACTGGAAATGGTCGTCGAACTGTAGGCAACTTTTTAGATGAGGAAGGTAAGAAGCCAGTTACTGTGTTAGATGGGTTTATAAGATCTAAAAAAGTAATTCAAGATGATGGATCATTCGTACTGGTTGATGTATCACTATCTGATCCCGATGATGTACATGTTCAAGGATATTATTTAGGAGATCGTGGAGTCAAGATTCCAAATCCTTTAGATCATCCTTTTTTGAATTCGGAAAAACCTTCTTTTTATAAAACTGATTTTGACCTTTTAGATGTATTTCCAAGTGTTGAGTCTATTTTAGAACATGCTATTCCAAAAACTGAAGATCCTTACGGTGAAGGCTTAAAATTCTTAAAAGTTTATGATTTAAAATTAAGCCAAGTTCCGTGGAATTTATGGAAATTAAGATTTCCTCCTGCTGATCAAAAACATTCATCAAAGGAAGTTAAGCATATCGAATTTCCTAAACATGATGAAAAAGCTCCATCTGATATTTTAACACAATCTTATTCTGAATGGTCTCATGGATTAAATGAACGTTATTGGTTATCTTTACAGATAGATGGTGGATCCTATATTCCTCGTCTTCTAATTTCACGAAGCAGTCAACATGGATTAGTTGCTTTAGGTTCACCTGAAGGACCTGTACATCATCCTCAAGCTACTATTGATATTTGTCAGCATTTGACATCTGATTTTGATTCTTTTCTTAATTCGGGATTGTACAGATACGGAAAAAAAGATAAGGAAGGTATTGAAATTGAAGATGGAACATGTATTACCGTAGGTCATATTCAGCAAGAAAAAGCTTTATCTGTAACTCGTGGACGTCTAGGATGGTCTGAATCTTCTGAATCCGATATCCAAAAAGAGTATAAACATCTTCTAGAAAAATTCAGAGAACATTCTGAAATCAATTTTGTAAAATACGAAAAAGTTGAAACATTAAAAGAGTCTGAATTGCGTAAAACAATTTTAAGTATTCTGGACGATGCGTTGAGAACTTCTCAAGATAAAGCAGACGCCATAGAATTATTATTGCGAGATTTAGATCTTGAAAATAAGCAGTATCGTGATCATGGGATTTTTGTATTGTGTCAGCACACTATGTCTGTTCTTCGCGGAAATCTTGAAGAAAATCCTCGTAACTTTTATGTTGAATGGACATCTGTAACACAAGGTAAACGTGTATGCAAATTCTGTGGTGAAGAAGTTTCTGGAGAAATTACTGTAGCTACTGATGAATATGATGAGAATGGTCACTTAGTTGCGACCTATGAATCTCTAGATTCTGAAAAAACAGAACAGTCTGTATCTAATTTTTCAACATCTTTGAATGCTCTGAGAACTATATTTGATTTAAATCACGGTGGTGAAGCTGGGTTATTTTTGCTTCTAGCTACCTTACAAATTCTTCCACACGAAACCCAATTAATTCCCTTACTCAGTTTGATACGTGAAATTACTAAAGCTTTAAAAGCTCGTAAAGCTTCTAAACAAGATCAAGATCGTATTGAAAGTTTATTATGTATTCCCGCTTTGGTAATTCTTTTACAAGTTCATCAACCTTTTCTCATTCCTAAAAGATCTGTGAATAATAAACCATTCCGATTATCTGGATATCCCCGTGATTCTGATGATCCAAAAACAAGTCCAATCTTAGATTCTGTTCTAGTAATTACTAAAAAAATTTTGGAGGAAATTCCTTCACGTGGACCTTTAAACGAATTGTCTAAAACTATAACGAATTTGAAAAAGGCTAGAGATGAAACACTTCCGTTCCTAAAAGTTTTTGCAGGAAAGTTTAAACCTCTTTTAGAATCATCAAAAGAACGTTATGAAGAACCTGAAGAAGCTGATGAAATTAATAGCATTATTTTCCCAATAAAACAAACTCTTGTAACTTTGACACCAGGTAAAACTTTAGGTTCTGAAGAATTGGGTCATTGTGAAGGACGTGAATTAGTCAAATGGATTACAAAACGTCTTCCTACAGTTTCACAAGAAGTGTTGAAACTTGATGAAAAAATATCCCCAAGTCCTGATCTAGAATTAATTGAACCTGAACAAGTATCTTTGATGTTCAGTAATTTATCTACTAAAGAAATTGAACACAATGTGACTTTAGGTTTGCCAAAAGAATTCAAAATGTTTACAGATTCTTTGAAAGGAGATTACTATACATTTGTTTCTTTATGTTCACGCGTTTTGGATATTTTAGCTACCACAACTTTTGATAAAAAGAAAATCAGAGAATTACGAGAATCTTTACATATTAAACATGGTTCAGCATCTTATATGCGAGATGTTGCAAAAGGATTGTTTTTTCAAACGCTTTCTGGAATTCCAGCAACACCTATGAGAACTTTACTTGAGTCTATTAAAACAGATTTAGTCTTTAAAATGCTTCTTCAGTCTAAAGAAAAAGCTGAAAAAGAAGAACTTGAATTACGAACTCGTGAAAAGAATGAACTCAAAGCAAGATACCGTGAAATGACTGATACAAAACGCGAACTAGTTAAAATGTTAGTAGATATTGGTATTTCTGAATTTATTGTTACAAATGAAGATCGACGCAGATTTGCCCAAGATTTCAATCAGAAAATGGAACAAGAATATGAAGAATTAATGCGAGATAAACCAGAAGGTGATTTCAGAAGAGATTATGTCGAAAACGGTGATCAACCTGTAGATGTTTTAGGAAATATTCAAGAAGTAGATTTTGGTGATTACGGAGATCGTGAAGTTCGTGATTACAATGATTATACTGCGATTTACGCATTTGATGATGATGAATAAAAATGAGTGTTACTATTCGTCTATCTCGTTGTGATCATAAAGAACGTGATGATGTGATTGTTATTCGACCAAGATTATCAGAAGGATTTTTGGTTAGATATGTGGATGGTCTAGTACCTAAACGTGTTTGGGTTTCTGATAAAACATATTTTGAAGTTTTAGATTATTTGGAACGAATTTTTGCTGGGTTGAATGATATTGATCCGTTTAGAGGAATTCAATTTGATATTCCCGGATATCCTCTAGTATTTTATCAAGTTTCAGATTTTAATCCTGAAGTTGTTCGTCGTATGCTAGAAACTATTCGTGAATGGATTATTAATCCACCAACTTCGTTTGTTCAATAAGGTAGTTTCTAGACTTATATAAATTCAATCTTTCTTGAAATTGTCTTCTAAAAGCTGGATCAACAATATCTAAGATAAGAGGATGGACTTTTCGGACACCTTTTTCTTCTCTAAGAATTCTACCCAAAATTTGATCAACATCGGGTCTTGAAGTTGCCATCAATAGGGTGTTTAATGAAGGAACATCAAACCCTTCTTTACACATTTGATACGTTCCAATAAGAATTCTCTTAGTGTCAATCAATTCTTGACGTTGTTCTGCTTTAACATCTCGACCTAAAATTCCAGCATCTGTTTTCATTTTTGGGGGCATTTTTTCTAATATAACTTTTGCATGTTCTACTCTATCTGTCAACACAAGAATTCGTCTTTTAGGATCCGCGTAAACATCTTCCAAGATTTCAACCAGAAATTTATTTCGTTCTTCTGAAGCAACAACTTTATTCACCATAAGTGATGTAAACATTACTCCTGATGGATTCAAAATTACATCATTAAATTTTTTATCTGTAGGTTCAAATTCATAATATTCAACTTTAACAAGATCATCAACTTTATCAGCAGTGTTTGATTTATAAAGCAACGGACCAAGAAGCCAATGAATGACGTACATTAATTTATCTTTACGTTCAGGTGTTGCTGAAAGCCCCAACATATATTTAGAAGTTACTTTAGGAATTGATCGTGAAAAGCAATCAGAAGCAATATGATGACACTCATCAACTATAGTGAATCCAATATGTCCGAAGATTGGTCCGTATTCTTTGAGTGATACGGATTGTAACATGGCTACAATGATATCTTTGTTGTGGATATCCACGGTATCTCCTTGAAGAAATCCAATTCTAGCTTCTGGTAAGAAAGCTTTAATGCGATCTACCCATTGATCTTTTAGGAATGTATTGTGAACTAAAATTATAGTAGGTACTTTAAGTTGAGCAGCGATATATAACGCACAAATAGTTTTACCTCCACCAGTCTGTAATGAAATAATTCCATCATGAGGTTCAGGTTTCAAGAAAGAATTTACAACAGGAATCTGTATATCTCTTAAAGTTCCATTAAAGAACCAATGATGATCAGAAGTTTTTTGAACTTCTCGATCTGTTTTTAGAAATTGTCCAAATGTTTCAATACCATAATGTTTTGGAACATATAAGTATTCATTATCTTCAGAAAAGAGTTTATGTGGTTTTACAAATTGTGGTTTGACAAATACAGCAGGAATATAAGGTTTTACAGTCAAACATCCTTTAACGTGGTGTTCGTTAACATCACGTTTAAGAATTCGGTATCCACGTTGACAGAGCATTACTTATTCTTACCATACAATCTGGGATCCATTTTAGATAATACTGTTAAGAAAAGGTTTTAAATTTTTAGCCATTATAGAAAATCGTGAATCCATAGATGTAGAAAAGATTCTTTTACACGACGCTAATGTGAAAAAGTCGATCAACATTTCAATAATGATTTCTTCTTTTGTAGTTCCAATATCTTCAGGTTTTGAATTATGTAATCCTACACTTCCTATATCGTAAAGGTTTGATAAAATTGGAGAACTATCACGAGCTTTCCATAATTTTACATATTCTATATCATCAGATAAGACTACGGATCTACCTTCGTTATTCAAAAATCCTGTATGTACTAATTTTAAAAATAATTCACGAAATCTTTTTTCACGAAATTCTTTTGTTTTAAATCGATCAGTTCCTCTTAAATGAATAGCCCATTTATCTTTCAAGTTAAACATCCTTTCGCGTTGATTTACAGAATCTATAATTTTTGGATGAATTAATTTTAATCCCATAAATCCGTAACTAGGATATATTGTTCTGTTTCCCCCAGATACTGTTACTATAATATCTGCATTGTAATTCGTTAATTGATTTAATTCTAAATTCCGAGAATATGATTCTTTTGTAAGTTGTTCATTGAGTTTACCCTTCCAATATTCAGGATACACAGAAAGTTCTTCAGTTAGTTCTTCCATCTCAAATGAAGGAATATTAATTGAAAAATAGTTATAAAAAGAGTCTCCAAATACAGAATCCGACCAATCTACTCTTAATTTCATTTTATTTTTTTGAGCAAAATATATACACATCGCAAGATATTGAAGACGATCTCCAAATCCTAATAAAGCTTTGACAAGAAGATACTTCATTATTTTATAACAGTTTAATAAATGTATATTTCTGAATTCGTTGGAACTCTTTTGCTAATTTCAGCAGTAGCATTTGCTAAAACTCCGGTATATATTGTAGCTGCCTTCGCAGTAGCAACAACAATTGGTTCTGATTTAAATCCAGCGGTAACCTTATTCAAATTGATGACTAATAAAGTTTCACAAAAGAATGCATTATATCTTGTAGGAGCTCAACTGACAGCAGGTGCGTGCGTTGGATTACTTTATTCTATGAAGAAAACATAAATGAGTACGGTCTATGATTATTCAGGAACATTAGTTTCTAAATCTTCTCCAAATCCCGGATTAACAACTACGAAGAGAACAGTATATATCGATTCTGCTGATCGCGATTCATCACTATACCAATATAATGGTTCATTTACAGTGTATCTTCCTCGTTCTTATGAACGTGTAGTTTCTATTTCTATAAAAACAGCAGAATTCCCTTCAATAGGTAGTGCAAATTATACTGTGAATGGCACTACTGGAACAGGTGGACTTGATCAAACAGGAGCAGCAGCTTCTGGAAATATTGCTACTGATTTTAGCCTTGTCTCGCCTACTTATTTTTTATTAGAAATTGATGGATTAAATAGATCAGATGAAACTGCACTTGGTGGAAATAGATCTGCATATACAGATTCTGTATTTGGTAAATTTCAGATTACAGGTGGATTAACTAATCCAATCACATACAATGACGGGTCTTTTCAACGTATTGTCCAAACGTATTTACCACCATTGGCTCGAGTAGATAGATTAAAATTAATTACTCGTTTACATACTCAACAACGTGGTGATTATATTTATTGGCCAGCAAATACATCTGGAATACCTGTAGACTATAGTTTAACTTTAGAAATTGAAACTATGGAGAATTCATTTGATAATTTTTCTAGTATGGAAACACGACTCAGGTAAAACGAATATTAAATTTGATTATTTATTCTGGAAAAGAATGATTCAAAATCGACGGCCACGCGTATTGCCTAGTAATGTTCAACATTTCCATCAGGCAATGATTACTAAACGAAACAAAATTCTGGCTGTATCTCATAATATTTTGGGATCCAGATCGCGTGGATGTGGATATTCAGATCAAACTATGCATGCCGAAAAATCAGTTGTGAAAAATCTTGGCGATCTGTCACAACTGAATGGTGCTACACTTTACGTTTATCGTTATAATGCACATAATGAATTACGTGATTCTAAACCGTGCTCAGATTGTCATCTTTTCTTAGAAAAGTGTATGCGTGAGTACGGTCTTCGTAAAGTTGTGTATTCAGTAGAGAAAAAGGTATTTTGACAAGAAAACGAAAAGTTTTTTTATATGAATACACTATCAAAAAATGGATACTGGAAAAGATCTATTTGGGAATGATACTGAAGTTCTTAAACTTGTAGCTGGAACAATGGTTCTTGGACCTTTTGTACTTTTAACAGCTCCTATTTGGGGCACAGCATACTTGCTTTGGCAGACACGTACTAAAAAAGGACGTAGATGGCTTCGTGGTGGTAAATGGGTTTGGAATTTTAATGAGTCTCAACAGAGTTGGGAGAAGATAATGCTTGATACATATGAACAACAAAAATGGTGGCAATCAAGCAACCTGCAAAAGGCAAAAGAATTTCGTCAAATAGCATCACGCGGGACTTTAACTAGTGTTTCGATATAATCAAACACTTTTTTATTTCATACGTTTTCCAAGATGTACAAATGTATCAAATGTAAACAGAAAGAAAATTCCTGTGAAAATGTATAGCAACATATCTTGTGCCGCAGGAGTTTCCTTTCCTGTGTGAGACTCTTGGATCATTCTCATAATCTTTTCCAATTTTAGGTCATGTGCTGAATTTTGAAAATCTTGAGGTGCGTACGGAAAATCCGTTCCCCAATTTGATGGACGATATTGTTGAGAAGGTTCTTTTTTGCTAAGCGTAAAATGTTCCGTTCTAGAAGGAACGACTTCAGGTTTCCAATTATCTTCAGATTCATCATTTACAATAGGTAAGGAACCTGATAAATCGTCAATTCTCTTTTTATGTGTTGCAACAGCATGAGCTGATCGATGCTGAGGGGTGGGGAAAATACGAGCTTCTTTTACAGGATCTCGTTTTTCTTCCGGATGTTGTACTTTAGCAGTCATAGAATGACTTTTTTTTGGGAAGGATCCCCAAACATCCTCTAAACTTGAATATTGCATATCACTTGTCTTGAAGACCATAAAAATTTCCAGAGGTTAAACAAATGAAGCTTTCACAAATAGAGATGATTTTTCTTGGTGGATCAATTGTTTACGTAGCATTCTTTACTCATCCTCCTCCAGGATTTGTTCAATATGTACTATCAACTCCATGGGGACACGCAGCATCTCTTCTTGCTATTTTAGCTATTGCTTTACAAGTATCTCATTTAGCCGCTCTTTTTGTAGGAATTGCTTACATCTTAAGTTCTAATCCTACTCTAGAATATTTTGAAGATAAGAAAAAAGAAACCAAAGAGGAACCTCAGCCTAAATCTGGAGCACCTGAACCAGACTTAAAAGGTCTTGCTGGAAAAATCATGGCTATGCAAGGAAAAGATATTGTAAAACCTCCAATGCCTTCATCAGTTCCTAAACCAGCTTCTCCTGAAAAGAAAGAAGAGCACTTCAGTACTTTTGAATCTTACTAAAGTATAAAATGGTATTACACCACATTAATCATGCAGTTGGGATTTTGAATCAGAATACTTTTTTTGCAGGCATAATGATGTTACTTTTAAACGTAGGATCTCGATACATTATCCATGAATTTTCTACTGATGAAACAGATTATTCTGAAAATATTCTTTTACGTAGAATCTGTATTTTTGCTGTATGTTTTGTGGGAACTAAAGATATTGTTACATCATTGATTTTGACAGCAGGATTCGTAATTTTGGCTACTGGATTATTTAGAGGTAAAGGTGAACAGTCTCGTGAAGGAATGACAAATATGGCAGTAGGTGGAGCTGTATCTACTTTCGGATCAATGCAAGACGGAAGTCCACCGTTATTTTCTGAAGAAAAAAAAGAAGATTAAACTAAATGGAACCAGAAGAATTAAGATTGTACACTTCACCATACCCTAAACAGAGAATTGGTAAAGAGTATGACGGAGGATATGTCGTTGCTATTATTCCAAATATTATTTATTCATGTTTGATTTCTGGAGGGATATCTGATGATATTTCTTTTGAAGAAGATTTCATTCAACGGTATCAAACTAAGTGTTATGCATTTGATGGTACAATTAATTCTTTACCAAAGAAATCTTCAATTCAATTTACTAAGAAAAATATTGGATCAATTGATAGTATTACTACAACAAATTTACATGATTTGCTAGATTCTAACGATAATGTTTTTATAAAGATGGATATTGAAGGGTATGAATTTTCTTGGTTACGAAGCTTAAGTATGCAACAGATGGATAAAATTAGTCAAATTGTTATAGAATTTCATTTTCCATTCAATCAAGATATTTTTAATAAATTTACAAATCATGTATTAATACACTTTCATGGAAATAATTGTTGCGGTATGCGAATGTTCAAAGGAGTTCCCATTCCAAATGTATTTGAATGTACATATATTCATAAAAAATATGTCAATGAACTAATTAAAAATAACCAACCAGTTCCAACACCTTTAGATATGAGAAATCTACCATCAAAACCAGAACTACAGTTAAATTACCCACCATTTTTATTAGCGGGAAAATTTATAGGTGCAGTAAATGGAAAGTGGATTATTCGGAAATAAAAAATGATTAGTTTAGTCGGTGTACTCACGATACCTCTTCCTATTCTTTTCTATATTAGAAGTCAATCTTATAGTCTTTCCTAACAGATCATTTCGTTGTTTTAACATTTCTCTATGTTCTTTTTCAAGATACTCTTTATATTCATTTATAAGTTCAAATTTCCAATTATTGAAAGAACAATGAAAATCATCTACAAGCTGAAATCCTTCACTTCGTTTCAGATATGAAATTTCAAAAGATTCGAGGTACTTCCCCTTATCTTTTGCATGTTCCAGTCCTTTCTCGATTATTGCGAATTCTGCAACAGTGTACATTTTATTTAGAAATACAAATCAGTAAAACAAAACTATTCGTTTTTATAAATGGGTGGTGGTCTATTTGGTACACCTCTTTATTTAAATCCTAAATGTTTAGTATTTTCTGCTTTCGTTTTAATCGTGTATTGGTTACCACATCCTAAAGCATGGTCACATCGTGCAGTAGCAGCATTCTTTTTAGCATGTTCAGCTTATGTTCTGTTAGCATGGTATGATGTTTTATTTGATTGTAATGATCGTTTACATCCAACGTTATTAGGATGGATGTGGGGTTGGGCTAAACCTTCCGAATATCGTAAAGAATATGATGCTCTTCCTATAAAATACAAAAAAATTATTCGTTGGTTCGATATTGCTGTACTAGCAATTGTTCTTATAGGAATTGTGTATCCTTTTCTTCAAAACTAAAACGGATTAAAATTATGTAAATATACAGTTTAGAAAAATGGAGAATGCTAGAGAGACAGTACATAGGTATCTTCTCTCTAGAATTGTGAGTACTTTCAGTGAAGATTTTCAGGAGAAAATGAGAGATATGTTTTCAAGAGAGTTCAACACAATTCAAATTTGGGATTTGATGAAACGTGTAGAAGACGCAAAAGAGTGTCCAAGCTGGATATACAATAAAGGAGGGTTTCAACCAACTGATGGCTGTATAAAATGTAAAACTCCTGAATCGGAGAGTAACTATTACAATTGGTGGTATGCTATGCGAGCAGTTACGTTTCTTGATGAAATAATTTAGAGTCTATAAAACGGACTTTTTACCTTTTGTAAACGAATAGTTAATAATGGATAAAGCAGAAGCAGAATATCGTAAAATAGAAAATGATCTTATAAATGTAGAAAAAAAATTAGTTGAAGCCTCAAAAGAAAATGAGAATAGACTAATTGAACTATATAATGAAAAGAATAAACTTCTTAAATTACTTGCTGATATTGAAGTATATTTTAATGAATGTAAAACTGAGTATGAAAGTTAAAGAAACGGACTCTTTTTTTCTAATTAATACATGCTTAATTATGTCTGCTTACATTGAGCGTCTAAAAGTTGTTGCAAAAATGAATGTTCGCAAAAACTTGCTCAGAGAATATGAACGCCAGATAGTTAAGGTAACTTCTTCTTTAGAGAATGTTAATGATGAAGAATGGAATAAATTAATTTCAACATTTAGTAAACTCATGACTTTTATTCGTGAAATAAAAGTAGAACTTAAAACACTTACTTCTGAAGAAGCTAAACTTCAGTTAGAAATAACTCAGATAGAATTAAATCAAGAGAATTCTTAGAAAACGGAATCTTTTTTCATAGAAATACAGTTATTGGGAAACTTGAAGGAGTTCTCGCTAATACTACATTTAAGGTCTCGAAAGAGAACAAGAATATACAAAATGTGAGGATTCTGAATATGGACTCACGGAATTGATTTCATCTCAGAAATCATAGGAAGATCAGAATGTCAAGCATGAGAACTTGACGAATGTGTGATCTACAATGTTTTGCGGAAGTAAGGGGCAATACATAGGTTTAACGTACCTTAAACGAGGAGGGAGTATAACTCTATGATTATAGCGAAGGAGGAGCATATAATTTGTGTTGGTAACACATCAAAACCCGAAGCTGGAGAGAACAGCAAACAACTAGTAGAGCGAGAGTTGTAAAAAAAATGAGTTATGGTTCCTTATATGAATCAAGAGTAATGTAAGATTAGCTGTCTTACACTACTTGACACAAATGTAGGCATACATTTTTGCTGAAAACGGATTGTTTCTTAAACAATTTGTTGTATTTAACTTTGGAATGGACACTATAACTAATATGCTTATTGATACATACACTTTTGAAAGAATTCAATCTTTAACAGAAGAACCAGTTTGGAACAATATGACTTATGCTCAATTTGTCACGTGGAACATTAAATGTTTTGAAGAACTAGATACTGATGAGGCAGAATGTATTGTTCAGTTTTGTAAATATATTAAACTAAGAAAGATTAAGCTGGTTGATGAAGAACACTGTTCTGAAATCACAGCTAAATCTATCTATTTCAACACAAACAAAAAGCTATGTATTGTAAATCCTCGTTAATAAACTAGGCATACTTCAATATATTTTTCAAAATCATCTTGACATTCTGCTTGAGCATTTAATGCTAAAGGAATAGGACTTAATAAAATATTATGACGAATAATACAAGGTCGTTTAAATACCTTTTTTATCAAATTAATAATTTCATGTACTGAAACTGTATCAGTTGAACACGGATAAAACCCGTTCCAACTTTCTTTAGAAACCATGAATTCATCATAACAACATAAATATATTTTTACAGAACCTGTTTCATCAATAATTTTAAGATCACGTTTAATCTTACTGTCAACTTCTTCTAATCTTGAACGATCAAACATTTATTAAAACGAACTTTTTAAGTTGAAAACAATTAAACACAACAAAATGAATAATCCATTGCTATGGTCTGTAAAGAATAATAATAAGTTTAAGGATTTAATTGAAGTAATATCTAAACGTTATCTTGAAGATGAACTTCCAATAAAATATATCTTTAGAGTCGATTCATTTACAATGGCATCAACTGAAAAAGATACAGTATTTCTTTGGCCTAAACAATATGGTAGAGAACGTTACCCTAAAATATTTGTCTGCATTAATGAAGAACAGGCAATTACATTATGTGCTTCTTTGAATGATCACTTCTAAAAACGAAATGATTTTTTTTAGAAATGTTAAAGGAAAAGAATGGATCCAAGATTAAGAGAATTGTATGCTCGGTTAAAGATGAGATTAAGCTATCTTCAAAAAACAGATCCTGAAGATAATTTTGATAACTATCAATACCATTTGAATGCTTTTAAAGAAGCTATGACAGCATGGTTTCATGTAGGTGGACTTCCAGCTACATGGGGAACTTATTATACTCTGCTTGGGTACGATGCCAGTGGACTTACTGAGGAAGATAAAGTTACATCTGTTTACATTACAATCTAGTGTTTAGAGCTTGATGCTCACAGAGTTTTTACCAGTAGATCCACCCTTTTTAGAAGGAGTTAAAACAACCTTTTTCTCTTCAGGAACTCCTACTGATTTCAAAAGTTCATTAATATCTGTAGGAATACTTGGTGGTTTCATTTCAGTTCTAGCTTGAGGAGGTTGAGGATTAGGACGAGAAATCTTTACTGGAGACTTAATCGTTTGAGGTCTCTGTACTTGAGGAGGAATCATAGAACTCATAAAATTTTGAAGACCACTTAAAGGATCACCTCCACCACTATATTGAGGTGCTGGTGCCTGACGCTGTTGAGATTGAGACTGCATCGCAGCAGTTGCTAATTGACGAGCAATGTCGGGATTAGTTTTCAAGATCGTATCAATGTTAGGAATAGGGGACTTGTGTACCATTTCATTCGTTAAGTGAACCATATATACCATCATACAGGTACGAATAGGAATTCTGACTAAAGGATGCATACGAAGTTTATCACCATACAGATCATACAATTCTTCAAAATCTTCTTCCATATCTCCAACTTTCATTTGGGCAGCTTCAGAAAGACCGTCTAGTTTCAAACCAAATGCTTTAACTAGTCCAACATTCTTAGAAGACCATTCAAGACCACCCATACCGGTCACAAACCATTCGGAAAATTGTTGAACAGTTCTGTCCATATCCTTTTCTTTGCGGATGAACTCAAGTTCCATCTCCATTTCATCTAGAGTTGAATCCATAGTAAATCTCTTGCGTAAAGGAACTCCCATTTTCGCAAGACGATCGAATTTCCTCAGAATCTCATATTTCTTGCGTTGAGAATGTTCATCAGACATTCTAGGGGTCTGACGAGGAATAAATGATTCTTGAGAATTAAAATTCTCCAACCCATTCCATGTTTCAGAAGGACCAGAAAAATCTACTTGAGGAGTTAGTTTAGGAGGTTCAGGAGAACCTAAATCAAATGTATCCAGATTAACTACTTCTGATTTTTCTGTAATTGCGGGATTCGTTAAAAAATCTAGACCTACGACTTCCATTTGTTATTTACGACTGCTGTGCTTCTATAAACTTTAACGCGTAGGGTTCTGGCACGACAGTGACAAGAAAATGGAATGATTTTTTATAGAATGGTTATTTTTAGATATCATGCAGTTACGTTCTGTTCAACCTCATTCAATGGTTGAATATAGAAATACATCGGGGTCAACAATCATGAAATTAGTCGATACATCATACACTATTGTGTTCTGTATTGTATTTTCTCCTATAGTTGTTCCAGCCACTTTGTGGTACAGAGTTTGTAACAAGAGATGGCCATGGAAAAATTAATGTTCCAAAACCCATACTCCTTGCAAAAAACAATCTGCTAAATCATCTTTCTTAGGATGTTTCAACAGATATTCGCGCCATTCAGGTGGACATAAGGCTGAAGCATGAATGATGCCAGTCTTTTTACGCCCTTTGTACGTTTTTGTATTATCCTCTATAGTGACCATATTAGTCAATTTATGAACTGCTGATACACCTTTAACTTTGTAACCATGACAAACAAACCACATATGCATCATTGCTTGAACAGCTAACATACGTTTATCAGGTTGTTGTTCAAAAACAACTAGAGACGCGCCAGTCCATAAAGATGTTCGTGCTGTCAATGCTGAGGCAATAGCAGGAGCTAAATCAACTACAGAACCTTGTTTACAAGATTTCACACAACGTTTCCAAACAGTACCTGAATATTTCACATAAAGACCATCGACGAGTTGTTTCTTGGTCGTTCCTGTTATCTTGAAGGATTCTGCTTCCTTCTTCAATTGTTCTAACGTCTTTTTCATGAGTGAAGTCTTCGTAAATGCTTTCCCGGATGTTTTGTGGCGAGTACACGCGTATTTTTCTCCTTGAATCCATGAAGCTGGATTCTTGCATTTATAACATTGAGTGTTTCCATGTCCAGCTGACTCAGCCATCACATCAATTAATCCCCATTGATGAATCGTAACAGTCTTTGCTGTTCCACCTAAAACGCAAAACGCTAAATTTCGCAATCCCACATCAAATGATATGATCATTATGTTATATATAGTCTGGTGTAAAAATGGAAATAAATTTAGTAGAAATTATGTAGGTATATTTCAAATGGAGCTTACTTTAGATATTTGTCGACCAAATGACAAGTGGACAGAGGAAGGTTTCAAATTGGCCACTAAGATGCTATCCGATACACACAGAGATCAGATCATTGCGTGGCAACCTCAGATGGGACTTGGTCCTTATGATGCCCAAAACAGACTTCGTAAAGGGTTAGGAGAGATCTTGGTTCAATACCAAGAGAGACACATTGATATCTTTACAGTTGTCACTGTGTGGACAGACAGCTTAATTGCGTGTGCCCTAACCGATTTGGCTAAATCAGGTAGACCGGTGCGTGAATGGATTAAACAACTGGAGTAATAAAATACTCCTTTTTACTTAAGATATAATAATGGAAGATTACATTGTTTCAATTTTAGTTGCTCTTTTTGTTGCTGGATTAGTTTACGGAGCTATAAAATATTTCGGACAAACTTCAACATCAGGACCAGTTCCTATAATATCTACATCTCAAGATGGTAAAGTAGAAACAAAATATTCCGATATTAGTCCGTCAAAAAACCAACCTAATGGTATTTCATTTTCTTACGTAGGATGGATTTACGTTGAAGATTATACTTATAGGTACGGCGAAAAGAAAGTTGTGTTTACAAAAGGTACACCAGATCTTTCTGTAGCTTGTCCGGCTCTAGTTTTAGATCCTCAAACAAATACTTTTTTGATTTACGTAGATACGTTTGGTAGTCAAGAAATTGTGCCCATTTCTAATTTAACAGCTCAGAAGTGGATACATTTTGCGATTGTTGTTGATCAGACTGCAGTAAACGTTTTTATTAATGGAACATTACATACTCATCATACTATGAATCAACTTCCTAAACAGAATAGTGCTCCATTACTTATGAGTCCAGGAGGAGGATTCTCAGGAAAGTTAGGATACTTACAATATTATCCTGTATTGCTAAGTCCATCTGATATTTCAAGTATGTCTCAAGTAGCTCCTGTTCTATCTAAAGATACTCCTATCTTACCGCCTTATCAAGCTCCTAAATGGTGGTTAAGCGGTCTTGATCGCACTAGACAATGAAGCATTAATAGCAGAAGCTTGGGAAGAAGCTTTTGACATAGTTTTTTCTTGTGAATCAATCTTTTGCTGTAAAGCTCGATACTCTTCTTCAAGTGAGCCAATTTTCTTATCTAACTTTTTATAATCAGTATTAACTTCTTCCAGAGTTAAATGTTCTTTTAAGAGATAGACACGGGTAAAGTAATAGACTATAACTAAAAGTATAACATACAGAAACAGCTCCATTATATAAATGCAAAGATCTTCTTCGCTTATAACTCCACCAGCAGCTTTATATAATATTATTCCGACAGCAGGGCAACATACTCAATTACAACGTAATTATGGTTCATATAAAGATGCTGTTCGACCCACAAAAAATGTAAATTCTGATGGTAAATCTACTAATCCAAATGTAACTAATGACAATGGAACAAATAATCAAGCTATGGATTTTCAACGTACATTTTTAACATCTCAAACTACATGTACATCATTTAATAATCTTGGAATACCAACTCCATGGTCAACAATAGAAACAGCCTTCGCAAAATCAGATCCAGATGGACATGCTGAATTTGTATCTAATGGTGGATTGGGTCCATTGGTAGTGAATTTAGGACCATTATAATAAATGAGTTCACAAGGTGCTACAGGTAAAAATTATACGATTCAAGGAGATGCGTCTAATTGGACGCAATCACTAAAACAAGCAAAGATATATTCTTCATTAAATCCAACTAGAACTACGAATGCTATTGTACGTTTTGATGTGATTCAATCTAATCAATTACAAACAGATTACAGAATAGGTGCTGCAGCCTGTCCTGCTATTCCAAATACAAACGTATTACCTTATCCACCGATCGCAGTTGGTCAACCAGGATGCTAAGTATACATTGTTTTCCATAATTCAGGTTCACGATATTCTACACCTGACATTAATTTTTTGATTATAGAATCAGTTAAAGTTAAAGGAAACTTTACAGGAATATAAAATTTATATCCAGAAGTAGTTTCTTCATCTGCGATACGCAAGATGTTCAGACGAGTAATAATTGTCTCTGCACATCTGATTAAGGTTCTGATTCCTTGCTCCTTTGACGAAAATTCACGAACCATGAATTTATAGGATTCTCCAAGAACAATATCTTCAGGACTAAATTTCAATGTTTTTAAGATTGAAGGCCATACATAATCTTTGAGGATAACTTGTTTTTCTACTTCTGAATACCCTCCACAATGAATGACTTGCATTCTGTCACGCAAAATAGGACTTACTAAATTAATATCGTTGAACGAGAAAACAAACAAGCATTGAGACACGTCAATATCAATTCCTGCGAAATAACGATCATGAAATTGAGTATTCTGAGTTCTGTCAGTTAAATGAATCAGCATAGACGCAATCTCTTCTCCATGTGGCGTCCCTGAAATTTTATCTAGTTCATCAAAATACATTACAGGATTCGAACATCCGTGTTGCATCAATGAGTCTACAATCCTACCCCACATAGACCCTTCATACGTATAAGAATGTCCAACATAATTCGCAATATCAGAAGCACCACCTAAAGAAAAGAATTGAAATGGACGACGTAATGCTTTAGAAATACCATTCTTTGCAATAGATGTTTTTCCTACTCCGGCAGGACCGTGTAAGGCAATAACATTTCCCATAGATTCAGGATTTGTTACCCATTGAGCCAGAACTTGCATGATCTGTGTTTTGGCAGGAAGCATTCCATATACAGCTTCATCTAGATATTTTCTAGACTCTTTCATGAATTGAGAACATTTATCCCGTCCTGATTCCAAAGTTACTGGTAAAGGAATAGTTTTTCCAAATGGAATTTTCAAAAAAGAATCGATCCAGTTACGTAATTTATAAGATTCATTACCATCTTCTGCTAGTGCTGCGATCTTTTTTAAGACATTAGATTTCATATATTCAGAAAGAGGTAGAGATAGAATACGAAGACGCAAAGGATATTCGGTCCCGTTATCAATATAATTCTTAAACTTTTCCATCTTTTGATTCAAATCTTCTTGATGATCAGGTGACATTCCGCGGAAAAAAGTAAGCTCAGTTTTCGTGAGTTTCATTGATGGTTCGATTACCTTTGGTTTCTGTTCAGGGACCCATATTACTTCTTCAGAAGCTCGGCGGCGCGGTCGTTTCTTCTTCTCATCTTCAGAGTCAGAAGGCTTTTCTTCAATACGAGAAGAACGTTTAGGCATCCTCTATTATTCCATTATGGACAAAACATTTAATTCCTTTCCACAAAAAGAATAATGGAAGAGATCCAAGCTGCAGCTGAAAAAGCACAAGAAGTAATCGATAAAACTGAAGCATCTAATCCATTAGTCCATAAAATGATGGGAATTGTTAAAAAGTTTATTCAACATAATAGAGTACTTTGTTACGGTGGAACAGCTATCAACAATCTACTTCCTAAAGAAAAACAATTTTACAATACAGAAACTGACATTCCCGATTACGATTTTTTTACTGAAACTCCTCAGAAACATGCTAAGGAAATTGCAGATCTTCTCGTTAAAGCAAAAGTTCCAAATGTAGAAGTTAAGCCAGGTGTTCATTTAGGAACATTTAAAGTTTTTGCTGATTATACAGGTGTAGCTGATGTGAGTTCAATGGAGCGAGATGTATTCAAAAAATTATGGTCCGAATCTATTGAAAAAGATGGAATGCATTATGTTCCACCTAATTTTCTGAGAATGTCTGTATATCTAGAATTGTCTCGTCCCCGTGGATTTGTTGAACGATGGACTAAAGTGTACAAACGATTAAAATTGTTGAACAATGAATATCCTATTGAATGTCCCAAAAATGATACTCAAGAAGAACTAATAGATTCTGAAACAGCAAAGAAAATTGAATCTTTCTTATCTAAAGAAAATGTGATTCTTTTAGGATTCAATGCTGAGTCTAGACACCATTCCAGTCGTACATGGAAATTACCTTTAGATATTCTAGTAACTCCTGAACATTTTGATGAAACGGTAGATAAAGTTAAACATCTCTTTGGAGAAGCACATCGTGAAGATTTTGCTGAGTACGCTGAGATTTTACCTGCTCATTCAGATATTACACATAAACATAAACTATTAGCTCGAGTTTTTGAAACAGATGCCTGTCATTCATATCATTCATTACAAAATGGTATGCGAATTGCCTCGATTCCTACATTGTTAAACTTTTTCTTTGCGATGTTGTACGCTGATCACGAATTTATTGAACATACATCTAAAGTTCGTCTTATTTGCGCAGCTCAAGAATTAATTGATATGGCCGATAATTCAGGTAAACGCAGATTTAAATTGTTGACTCCAATTGAATGTACTGGTAAACAAAAAGGACTTGCTGATATGAAAGAAGAACGTACAAAATTGTATTCTAAATTAAGCACAAACAAAAATTCAAAAGCATTCTTAAAATACTTTTTTACATATACTCCTAAACAGAGTTTTAGAGGTGGAAGACATGATAAAGTAATGTTTCCTGAGAAGGCAGGAGTAGATTATGATCAGTTAAAGTTAACACCTGAGGGTGAGTATTCTGTAACAAAACGTCAAGATAGCAAAAAGATTATTCAATGTATGCGAAGTCTTGCAGGATCCTTAAAAGGAAAAACTGTAGCAGATTTGACCGGAAATGTGGGTGGAGATACAATTATGTTTGGTTTAAATTTCAAACATGTAGATTCTTATGAATGGAATCCTGAGAATTACGAAGTTCTGAAACATAATGTCGGAGTATATGATCTAAAAAATGTTTCTTTACACCAAGGAGATTCTACTGAACTATTTCAAAAACATGTAGATGTTCTTTATCTAGATCCTCCGTGGGGTGGACCAGATTACAAAGAAAAGAAAGAATTAGATCTTTTTATGGGAAAGACTTCTGTCTCAGAATATTTGAAAACAGTTATTGATTCTGATTGGAAACCTACATATATTTTTATAAAGGTTCCTGCTAATTTCATGTTTGAATCATTAAAGAATCTTCATGTGAAAAAAATCCTTAAATTTAAAATTCGTGGATTTTATTTACTCGGTATCCATGTTGTTCATTAATTCAACTAGCTCATCTTCTTCATCCATTTCTACAGGAGCATTCAAAAGGAGTTCCAAACATTCTTCGCATATCATAAAATCCATATACTCGAAGAGACAACGTTCATCTGATATATCTTCGCAACAACGTTCACAATAAAGCATGTTTATTATTATTTATAATATGTCATTGTTTCCATTTTCAGATAAGGATCTTATACTAAGTAATGCCAGTAATTTTTGTTTCGTATGACTCAGAAAACAAAAAACTCCGTGAACTTGATGATTTGATTGATAAATTTGATTACGTATATTTGGAACAAGACCAGAGAGCAGATAATTTGTACGATATAATATCCGATCGTATAACTTGTGATCACAGTTTTTATATTACAGATCTGAATAATGATGAGTATGCGGCAGAAAAAATGGCAAACTTGTTCAGACTATTCAGTGATGTAAAAACTGGAAATATTCTCATCATTTCTCATCAGAGCTTTTTCCAAGCTGTAGGTCAAGAAGTTGCTGAATGGCAACCTGTTTCATTCCAGTGCTTCTAACCATGGTGCCCATTCCGCTTCGGGAATATGAGCATTATGTAGAATAGCACGAGCATGAACAATTCTTTGTACAATGTCATCCATCTCCATCAATTGAGCAATCTTATCTCCAAGAATCTCACGATCTGATCTGACATCTAGACCTTCCATATATCCAGTCAATACATTACAAATGCGTGACAAGTTACCTTGCGCACACATTGCTATACTGTCTTTGAGCTCAGTAACCAAGATCTTTTTTAGATCTTCACTATGCTCAGAAGTCTTGATAAATTGCCAAACGGCATTCAAGACTTTTGCGTAAATTCCTGGACCCATATCATAGATATCTTCCGAAGGATTACAATATTTTGCACTCATTTGCCAGACAGCCTTTAATGGAGGCTGACACTGATCAATGACTTCTGTTAGAGTTTTCATTGTTTCTGTCCGGTACTCTATCGGAACCGGGATCTCCAATACTTTGGTGATCATTTGTTTTACCGCACTAACAACTATTGTTGTATGTACGTTTTGTTTATCATTAGCAATAGCTTCAAGCTCACGCTGAGCCACTTGCTGTTGCGGTTGCGCATTATGTAGAACAATTCCAGCACGCATAAGCATATTTTGCGCTCTAACTATTGCAGCTGTTTCGCGCATACGTTCTACATGTTCCCTACGTCTATCGATATAAGGATCATCATCATGTTGTTGACCTAATGCATTAATAGAAGTAATCAATGCGTCTTCAACAATCCGATACCGGATATCTTCTGTACGATTTTCAGCACGATATAAATTAATATTTCTATGTGTAGCATATCTTCCGTGAGCTTCTTTCTTATATCGTCTGTGAATGAGTTTCAATTCATTGTGACGTGTAGCATTAGGTCCAGTCATCTGGAACTTATCTTCATGTTTTTTACATCGTGTTCCTTCAAGAATACGCACAGTACACTGATGTCCATCAAGTTTGATAGAACAGCACTGCATCTTTTTCTTATTACAATATTTATCAAAAAAAATCCATTTTTTAGATTATATGTTTAACTCTTGGTAACGGCTTACATCTTCCTCGACAGCCTGAACTATAACATCCTTCAACTGGACACAAAGTAGGACTTGGTGGTATTTTAATTGTCAAATCAGATTCATGTACTACAATTGATACATAATCATCATTGTCTTTTTTTTCTTTTTTAAAACAATTACCCATCTTTGTTTATTTAACAATTGTTTTCTTAAATTCCATTTCCATAACTTTTTTCATTATATTAAGTTCTAAAGCCTTTTCTGCGAATTTTCGACCTGTTTCAGCAATCTTTTTACATTTTGAATCATTTTGTTGACACCATGCTAATTTTTCTTCTAAATCTGAAAGATCATCTGCTACAGAAACATAATGTTTTCCTGCTTGAAGTTTATTATCTAACCAGTGAATGAATGGACTTGATACACGCAAGATAAGTGATCCTGTTAACATAGACTTAAGAAGACGATATGCCAAAACGTTTCCATCTACATGAATGATATATTTGAATGTATCTTGTCCGTCCAGTAAAGGAACTTCTGGGACTTTGCGTAAAGAAGTTTCTAAAAATCCTAAACCTTCTTCAGGATCAAATTTCATATTTTTCAATTTCGTATCTACAATTCCAACATCCAATAAAGGTGATCTCATTAAAGACAATTTTAATCTCATATTTGTTTTAGGTGTCAATCCACATCCTGTAGCTTTTCCTGCTCTAAAAATTGCCACAGGCTTCTTTTCTTCCCATGGAACAGCTTTATACTTTGGAGGATTCATTGCTAAAGAAAGATCATCTTCATTAGGAATAGGAATATCTACATATCCACGTTGTCCCGATGTAGCAAATATAGGTAAGAATGGACCTTGAAAAGGATTAGGAGAATTAGAAACCATATGCCAAGGTAAAGTTCCATCATCACGCAGAAGTTGAGCATCTGTCAACGTGAATATATACGCACCATCAGGAACTTTTAAGGATGTCAGAAATTTTTCAAATAAAGGATTACCTTCAGATTTTGTAAACGGTTTCAAAACACATTGCATAATTCTCCATTGCCCATTCTTCAATGTTTTCAAGAGAGCTTTACGTTTATCCCCACGAATTCGTCGACTTAATCTTTGGGTGATATATGGTTTCAATAATGGAGATGTTTTAGAGAACTCTAGTTTACAAAGTTCTGAGTGTCCTTTCTTTGCTAAGAGCACATAACATTGATGAGATAACGCAAAAATATAGTCTAAAGTATTTTTTACTTTTAGAGGATCACCATACTCTGACAACAGATCCAGAGCAGAATCGAATTCTTTGAGAATTCTCATTATTCTTTAGAGGTAAAAAAACTGTTAATTAAGATAATGATTACACTGGATCTCAGTGAAGCAAAGAAGTTACCTCAAGGTATTCCTGTTATTCTAGTTCCATTCCGTGAACAAATTGTACAAAAAAGAGGAGAACAATTAAAAAAGTTTACGGCTCATATGAAACGTTGGCATCCTGATTGGCCTATTTTAGTTATTGAACAATATGGAGATGAAAAGTTTAATAGAGGTGCATTGCTGAATATAGGAAGTAGATATGCTCAGAAAATGGGTGCCACGTATGTAGTGTATCATGATGTTGATTTGATTCCATTGAGTTCTATCGTACCTTTTTATACAGCCTTTCCTGAACAACCTATTCATGTAGGAGGAATTTATAAAGGTAAATATTCAGGAGATTCTTTTATTGGTCAAGCTTTGTCGATCTCTTTAGCAGATGTCACAAAGATTAATGGTTACCCAAATATGTTTTGGGGTTGGGGCGGTGAAGATGATGCTATGCGTAATCGTATGAAACGCAAAGGAATCAAAGTTATGCGCCCTACTGTTGAATCAGGATATAAAGTTTTAGAACATCCTGATACAAGAAAGATTCCTGATATGAAAAATATGAGAAAATGGGAAGATGTGGCAGCTGATACCGGTAAACATGGTTTTAACGATATCAAATGGAAACTTATTTCAGAAGAAAAAGATCAAAATGTGATTAAGTTTACAGTTCAGATTATTTCTTAGATTTCTGTTGCGAGGCTTCAATAGCGCGAACACCCTTACCTTTACGTCTGAATTCCATATCGTTCTTTGTCTTGTTTTTCTCTTGACGACTTTTTACTTTAACTTCCATTAGTATTATTAGTTTACTCCAATTAAACTTATTTACATCTTTTGATAATATCTGTATACTCTGCTAAAGTTCTCAGTAAATACTTTTTATTGGATTCTCCTTGTGAAAAATATGGAGATGAAACAAGTTTGTAATCAGGAGGCATATTCAAGAAATTAGGAACAACTAGATCTTTCTTTTTAGATCCTAAGAGTACCGCTGCAATAGTTAATGTAGATTCAGAAATAATAACACGACGAGCATTCTGGAAACAATAAAACGTTTCATTCGCACCTTCATCAACAAAGGTATAATCTCCTGATAGAAGACACTTTGCTAAAGGAATCTCATCAGTAAATATGTAGACAGGCTCATCTTTTTTACGAAGTTCATAAATATGATCTTCATAAAATTCAGGTTTCATGAGAACATATTTTACAGGATTACCTTTGCGGAGTTCTGTAAGGTTTAGACGAAACTTATCTCCTAACCGAAAATGTACAAAGATGCCTTTTTTAAAATCGTATTTGGTTTCAAGAGCTTCATATTGAGAAGCAGGAACAAATAACTTTTTTGTGGCCGGTTTGAATCCAGAAGTTACATAATAGATATCAAATGGAACTTCAAATTCAGGCATAGTCTTTTTCAATTCATCGTATTCTCTCCATCGAATAAAGGATACATTCTTAAGTTCTTTTAATTTAGGAAATAAATACCAGATCTTTTCTTCAGCAATACCTTCTTGATGATGCGATTTCGAATCTACAATATGAAAATGTACATTACGATACTTATGTAAAAAGTTTATTAAAATAAAAATTTTATTTCCAAGTCCATTTTTTAGGACAAGTAAGTAGTCCATTATTCATTTCCATGGGAAATAATAAGATGTCACAGATCGACATAAAGATACTCAAACAAGGAACACAACATCCAAATATAATATCCTGTTCTTTTTTTACTATGCAAGATGCTTATCGTTCATTTTCTAAATATCAATCTCAATTGAAACGTTTCTTAGATCAAGTGAAAACATTAGATTATGAGATCAGGATATATACAGATGATACAGGTAAAGATTTTGTTTTGAAGGTAGCTACATCACCTAATATTACTATTCTTCATTATAATTGTGAACCATTTCGTCAAGATAAAGGACATATAGGTACATTCGGAACATTAGTCAGATTCTTGCCTTTATTTGAAAAACATGAATCTGTATGGATTTCAGATATTGATATTCCCGATCATTATTTGGATGATGATTTTAAAGGAGATATTAAAATTTGTTCACAAATCTGTTATGAACGTAAAGTTTACGGTCGTAAACATACCATTCTTGCAGGAAAGTTTATATCAAGAATCCAATTTCCTAAACTATTATTAACTAACTTTATCAAAAAATTGTTAACAGGAAAATATCAAAAAGAAGTAGATGAATTAAATTCCCAAAATATCAGGAAACCACCTTCATCATTTCCGTACGGAATTGATGAACTCTTTTTAAATTGGCCTGTCTATGATTGGATTCGTAAACATGATATTAATCTAACTGTTGAAACTGATATGTTAGTAACAAATATGTTAACTAAGAACTTTAATCTTCCTGAAAAAGATGAAGCCCTTTTAGCAGAGTTTTATCGGAATCCAAGAAAGCAATTAATGCCTCGAATGAAAACAGTGTACAAAAAATGGCTTCCTCTAATTCATCATTCTTGTATTAAAGAACTTTTAGACACGTTAGATTCTTATGAAACAAATTTCATAAAAAAACTTTATATTAAAAGTTCAGAATTATAGATCTCTATAGTTGAGTTCCATTTCAGTTGGAGTCATTTTTTGGTAATATTTAAGTTCATATCCTGCTACAGACCCCCACATTTGATCATCTATAGTATACAGAACACCTTTTTGAATAAATTCTAGATGAACTGTCATTCCTTCTCCTGAACCCAAACAATAAGATCTGACAAACTTTCCTGCTATTTGTTGTGTAGTTTTAGACATTAACCAATAATATGTATCAGGTTTCAAATGAGTGCGTTGATATCTATATTTAAGAAGATCCATCTTATATTTTCCCTCTTGTAAAAAACGTTTCCATTTTTACTCGAGAAGATAAACATCTCCAGTAACCATAGTAGTTTTAGGCACCAATATCTGATTAATCGGAACTGAATTTGTTCTCAGCTTTTCAAACAATCTTGTTAGATCATCCACTTCATCGTTTGATTGAACATCGGAATCATCACCAATTTGTTTTAGAAGTTTAGACAGCGTAATATAAGTATGACCTCCATCAAAATCCTGACGTCCATACAGAACATCATCCATTGTACATCCTGTTGTTTCCACCCACTCTTTCAAAGTCTTGAAGTACTTTCTCGAATGAGAATACTCCAAGAACTCCATCTGTAGTTTTTCTTTATTCATTGAAGGCTTTACGTGTTGATACTGACCCAAAGCCTTCAACTCTTCTTTTGTCTTTCCAAGTTCTCTACTCAGAAAGAAACATTTTTGATCACTATAAGTTAGTCCTGGAACACGTACCATTTGTAGAATATTGTTATTCGCATTTGCTAAAATTATACGAGATGCCATTTTTAATTCATGAAAAGTTAATACGAAAAATATCCGTTTTCTGGATCTACTTAGGAGGAAATACATAAGAATAAAATCCACTGAATTGTAGTAGAATATGTAAGATACCAAATTTAGCAAATAAAACAAAGAACTCTTCTACAGTACTTTTCGTAAACGAATAGCCACGCAAATAAGTCATTAAGAAAATAATTAGAGAACTCATAGTTGCCATAGTTAACGTTTCTACAGCAAAGTTTACAGGTCTCTTATTGGGATAAGTTAGGTCTTTAACTAACGCAGAAACAACAGATAAAAAAATAACAGTAGCACCAACAACTAAGATAACAGTATTTGTAATTAGTTCAGTAGATTGTATTCCGAAAATACTTCGTGAATATGACGAAGTTCCTGATTTGCTAAACACTCCAAACACAGCAGATAAAATAGCTCCTAATCCAAGACCTACAATCAAAAAAATCCAAATAAGATCCATTTAGATTAATTCGAGTAAAAAATTCATAGAGCCTTCGCTTTATAGGCGAGTCTAAGGTTAGCTCACCGTTAGCTAACAAACGTCTCGTGTCCACACTTGACGCGGTACACTCTCTCTGCTTAAATGGGTTCACGACACTTGAGATAAAGTGCTGTTATTTTTCTATATTTAGCGACCATGAAATTACATACTTCATGATCTAATATTAATCCCATTCCCGATAATTTTGTTATTATCGGATTATATTACACAAGTAACATCTTAGTTACTCGTGGCCGGATTAACCACCGGCGATGGGAGAGTTGTCTCCCCAATAAGTCTAATTCTTGTAAAAAAAGATTCCATTTTCTTTTCCATTAGGACCAGAACTCAATCTTTATATAATTGACGCCATTGACGTGTTATCTCATACATAACTATTCCTGCAGCCATTTGTACATTCATACTTCGCAAGATTCCCATTTGAGAAATGGAAACACGAGGAAAAGATTGATTCAGATAAGCTGGAGGTATACCAGTAGATTCATTACCCATAATGATACAAAGATTCTTACCTTGTCTCAATAATGTTTTGAAATTAAACTCTTCTAAAGCTTCACCACCTTGCTCAACAAGAATTGGATACAATCCTTGTTCAACAAAATATTTTGCTGGATCTATATCTCCTGGTTTCACAACATCAATATAATTTTGAGCTCCAACAGCAGGTCTCATATCACACGCTTTAGGGCCTAAGATATGAACTCTCCGCAAACCTTCACATGATGCTTGACGAATAATCATCGCAGCATTCATAGAAAACTTAGAATTGAGAATAGCTATATCAATTGGAAGACTTAGTGTCTTAGCAATTTTCTTTACTTTCTCTTTTGTCATTTCTTGTAAACAAGATACAACATTATACTTTAATGGTTGTCCTCCTACTAATAAAGGTTCCATTCTCTTGCTTTTCAAATATCTTAAACAATAAATGTTCGTTTTAAGCAAAAGAATCTGATTATATCCAATAGTATGTGTCTTATTTGGCGTCAAATGCCGTTTGTGTACGACCAAAGGCTTCTTTCCGAGCCCAACTGGTCGTTTAATGACGTTTAATGTGACGCCTTTTTGCCGATCGTGTTTTTTTCGTCCTTTTTTGGGGGGTAGATACCGCAAAAGAGTTCGTTGTGTCCTATTTTGACCCTTTTTATATGAGATTAGGGTAGGAAAGTCCCCCATTTAACTGGCT